TTGGCATCGTTGATGTGTATTCAACCTCCGCTTTCGTGTAATCGTCGTATATCCCATGCGTCAGGAGGTATTTCCTGTATCTTGTATAAGAAATGGCGCCCCCGAATTGATTTAATATATCACGTTTCGAAGCGGAGCCTTTCTTCTTGACGTATTCAAGCAACTTCAATTTACCTTCCGAGTCGTCGTTCGATAAATCAAAATCGCAATGCTTCAATATAAGATCATCCCACTCAAATATGGTCTTTTCCCAATCGAACATCGATTTTACTCTTTCGCGGTTTTTCTCACCAACTTTCTTGCACATTTCTTTATCGTTTATCATCGATAAAAGTTTTCTTCGGAAGCCTTTGTATGCGTCTTTGTCTTCGGTCGCCTTGGCGAAAAATAATGGGTAATCTTTTCCCAAAAGTTCGGGCGCAGAACGTCCATCGATTGCAAGAATTGGTTTTCCGCAGGTCATTAGTTCAAGCGTTGCAAGTGACCACGCCCCCCACCCGATATGCATGAAAACTCCGCAATCAACTTTCCAGATCAGGTTCAGATAATCGGGCGTCGCCATATGGTCCATAACTTTGACATATGGGTATTTTGATATTCTTTTATCAGCAAAAACCATATAGACGACATTGGTACAAATGACCTGGAAATTATGATAACCTTCCTCCCACATTTTATCCAAAAATTCAAAAAAGTAGGTTGCGCCCGTGTATGCGGTCAATCGGCTATTCCAAAGAATTGTGAATTTATCGAAGCGTTCTTCTGTTTTGTATTTGTCGATTTCTACCGTATCTATTCCAGAAGTTGTTGGTATAATTCTTTGACGCAAATATTCTGTTTTTTCTGGTGTGATGAAACGTTCTGATTCTTTGATTATGAAATCTTTTGCCCATTGCGAATTCACGCCCGTGGCGGCACCGCATAATAGTCCAACTATTGCTTGATGCGTTACCGGTTCGTTGCACGTTTGCATATTTTCGCCCGCATTGCCCATATAATTATCGGGCGAAACGAACCAGTGGACGTGATTGATTATCGGTATGGAATATGTGATACGTGGATGGTTATTTAGCATTATGAAAAGCGCAGGCGATATCTCGGGTTGATTGTTATAAATCATATCGTAATCATAATCGGATATCTTGATTGCATCTTTCAAGTTGTATAGATCGAACCCCATCCTGCTGTTCATGTTGTAAGTGTCGAACGGGATAAAAATCGGGGTAACTCTTGAAGACTTCGGCAAGATGCAACCTACTGGACATACTATGTAAAAGTGCCACGTCGGGTGCATTTTTAACAAACGCTTGATAACTTGATAATGCGTCAAAGGACCACTATCTGTTTCAGGTCTTGCGCTGTTCGACATGTTGTAATAGTATAGGATTCTTTTCGCTGGTTCCATAAGCATTCCTTCTTTTTGGATAGAAACGTGATAATCACACAATGAAAATACAACTATAAAAAAAAATATATGGGTGGTCGATAGGAACCCCGTCGACCACCGCATACGGAAACGTTGTTTGCCTACGACATCACGATCTTTAATATCTTCATAAGCGAAGATTCGTCCGCAGGCAGGACTTTGCTTATCTTATGGGTGAAGTTATCGCCCTTTGCATCACGGGCAGCCGTCTTGTCCTTCAAGTCGGTTATTGCCTTTTCCGTCTTGACGAAGACGTTTAGGAACTTGTCATGTATCTCTATCTTGAACCTTGCGTCCTTGTCTTTCTTGAAAAGAACATACAACTTGGTGGGCTTCGATGTCAAGCCCGAGGACTTTGCGGCGCTTTCGATCTTTGCGAACATTGCCTTAACGTCATCAGCGACGCCATCGACAAGTTCTTCCGTTTTGTATATCGGCTTTTCCTTGGGTTCGGTTGTGCTTGCATCTTTCGCCTTTTCGGGCTTCGTCGTCTTCTTTGGTTCTTCCTTGGTCACATCGACGGGAGGTACTGCGGGTGTGTCGATGACTTTGCAGCGTGCCTTGCAGGGTATGTTGGCGACGAGATGTGGGCACTTTATGTCCTTTGCTGGGACACCGTTCTTCGGGAAATACTGGCTCTTATGTCCCTTTGTGCATTCAATCACAAAGGCGACCTTGTTCTTGTTGTTGTCGTTTGTCTTTGCGCTTTCCATTAAAACACCTCCATAAGGTGTGAGGTAGTAAATGCATTATCGGTATATAAACTTTATTATAACAAAATTCTAACACAAAAAAGTTCAATCTTCGAGTGATTCCATTGCCGTTTTTCTTGCGTTGTCTATGTCGGTAACAATCTTCATATGAACAATGCAATCAATGGCTTCTCGGAGATTTTCTGGGTTATAAACGTCTTCGCCAGCAACGTTGTTAACCACTTTCTTTACCTTATCCATATCTATTATATTAAAGTCTAAAATAAAAAGCAAAGCCTCGACCTTTTGAAGTGCCAGATCACCACTGGAATATCCCATCTTCGATGCAAGCGCACCAAGATTTTTGACTTTTCCGTGGTCGAGGCTTTGGGGCATTTTTAGTCCTTCTTTTGTTTGCTTTCAACTACCGTATAGTGAATTTCTCCATCCTCTACCCATTGCGACAATGCGAAGACGGGTTTTTCCTGTGTGCTTTGGATGTTTATCTTGCCGCTCATGCGCTTGACAAGGTCGACGAAGATTTTTGGCATCGCCTTTTCTATCTTTTCGCCTTCGAAATCTTCAAAGACCAAACCATCAGTTCTTGAATCGTCGCCTTTGGGATTCCAAATGCCTGATATGCAATACCCGTTCTCTTCGTCGATGTGGTAAATAATGTAATCGACATCACTTACCGACATATCGTTGGCGCCTTTGAGAAGTTCCGCCTGATCGATGTTCAATGAGGTCTTGGCGTTTTCTGTTGCAGGCTTTCCCGTCGCTTCGTCAAGGACAGTTTCCTTTCCTTTCTTGATGTTAAATTGCAACTTCTTTTCCTTGAACGTGAAACGCCTATCGAGCGGGGGTATTATGAGGTTGCCCAATGACTTGGGTGTTATGTTCGTTGGATTTCCTTTTTCGTCTTCGATGTGGATTTTCTCGTTGGGCTTCCACGTTAACGTTATCATGTTGCTACCCTTATACTTCGTGCCGAGCAAGGATGTTAACTTCTTTGGTTCAACGATGAAATATCCCGGCTTTTTTACCTTGGTGTCTGCAGGCAGCCCGATGAAATGTCCAGATACGTTGTTTGTGGCATTCCTGGTGCATACCTGGATTTCGTCTTCGCATTCAATGGCTACCACAGCGAATTCGTCACCGACGCAGAAATATTCCAGAATCGATTGCAACTTTTCTGGCGGTATTTCCAACTCTGGTGCGTTCGACGGGTTCTTAAAGATTGGTATATCCGGTACCAACCCTTCCGACTTATCGACCTTTTCTTTTTTATCCTGTGCTTTCGGCATTAGATTCCTCCTGTTTTTTATTGCGCTTGTTAAGTTGTCTTCGTTCGTCTTTGTCTCGTTCTTCATTAAGACGCCTGAAGAAATCACCAGCACCAGTATTTTCCATCCAAAAGTCTGGTGACATCCTATTTTTTGCGCCTTCTACGGTATCGAGAACATACATCGATTCGTAAACTTTTTTACCCTTAAACTTTCCTTCAGTGATCACCGATTCTTTTAAGGGCTTCTTGAATGAAATAATTAAATCGAGAAAGCCTTCAATGAGGTAAGTCCGCCCGAGTGTATATTCTTCTGTCTTTTCGGTTTCTTTATCCTTGGTAACACCGATTCTCGCCGTGCAATAGAAATTATATCCCATATCACGTTTGTATTTTACACACTCGCGGATAAAATCTTTGTATTCAAGATTTACCATCCCAAATGTTTCACGTTGACCCATAGGAAATAGTGCCGCTTCTGCAGGACCTTTCCCCTTTTCGTCTCTTCCAAGAACTTGTTTTAAGGTCGTTTGCTTGACGAATTGATCTTTAAAAGTTTTTATCTTGCCTCTTGTTGTGATAAAGAAAAAATGGTCAAGAACAGCGTCATAAACTTCGCCCAAGTCTTCCACGATTAATACCCTTTGTTGGGAAAAGTCTGGATATTTTTCGTGATGTTCTTTTAACATCTGCAGATAATACGAAAGGGCGCGCTTGCCTTCATCGAAGCGGTGCTCATACTGGTCTTCTGGTGAATCTTCAGGACTACCAGTTACCGGCCATTTGTGCCACGAGTCGGTTATTTCGTCGGGCATTATCGATGAACGCATTATTAATTGTTCTTGACCTTCCATATCAAAGTCTACCACACACATTAAGCAATGTTCGGCGGCGTCTTTGATTTGGTCTTTATCGCTTGTTTCCCAGTTTAGTTCTTCGTTGTATATTTTTTTGTATGCGTCTTGCACGTTCGACATATGCAAGTCCAAAATAAACCTGGTTTTTCCTGTGCCACGATCACCACGCAACATTGCGGCGACCATAGTTCCTTGGTTTATCCGCTGTCGAGCGGAAACACTCTTGTTGTTTGATGGACTTGCCTTGGGCATTTTTCCTCACCTACTTCTTTTTGGTGCAAGCCGCGTATATCTTCGGTTCGCTTTTTGAGCACTCGATGCACCCGGTATCCTTGACGTTCGGGTGACCGAAATCTCCCGATTTGAAGCACGGGTGGTTTTTTATGTCGGCATCGATGTCGTCTTTCTTCGCAGGCGCAGACTTTCCAGCCTTTGTCGGTGTCTTCTTGACGGGTTCGGGTTTTGCAAGGTCGACCGTTTCATCTGGGTCCGTTGCTTCCTCTTCGACCTCGGCAGGAGCCTCTTCGACAACTTCAGGCGTTTCCTCTGGCGCTTCGACCTTTGCAGGAGGTTCGTCGGTCTTTTCTTCTTTGAAATACTTGTTTGAATCTTCCTTTTCCTTCGCCGCCTTCTTCGAGAAATAGTCCGATGCGTCCTCGGTATCGTCGCTTGCAGGCTTCTCGTCCACGACCTCGGGAGGCGTAAGCAACATCGGATAAATCATGGGTGGGAAGAAAAGAGTGACTTGCGTGCCGTATGTCTCATCTTCCTTGACGTTGATGTTTCCGAGTATGCGAACGACCGAATCCTTGCCGATGTGTGATACGGTTTCCTTGTTGCACAGGCAAGCCAAGTTCGCCTGGTTTTTCTTCTTTTCCAGATCGTCAAGACCCACGGAGGTATCCGTAAGTTCGAGCTTGGCGTAATTCTTGCCCTTTGGGAATGTTATGAAGTTTATCCTGCCTTCAACCAGCCGGTAATCGTTCCTGCCGTTTGACTTGTTGTTACCAGCCTCGCTGATTGGGGTGATGTCGTAATTCTTGGTCATGAGCTTTTCGATGTCGCTCAATACCTGTTCCGAAAGTGCCGCTCCTTTGCATCTATCGTCCACGGTCATGTTGATGATTGGGGCGGTTATGTTCGATGTTGACGCTTCGAACTCGTAGGTATTTCCGAGTGAAATGTCGTCCAACTTTTGTGCATCGGCGTCCCATGCCGATACTTCGATGAACTTCTCATCGGTGCGGTTGTTGTTCTTCGGGTTGATGACGAAGCCTTGCCCGAACGCAAAAACGGAATGTTTCGTCTTTGTGGGTATCTTCTCGTCCTTTTGCGTCTCGTGGCGGACATTCGTCGGGCGGAAAACGACGTTATACTTTGGTCGTATGATCTTCCGTCCAAGTTGCGCTTTCACCGAATCGATGGCATACATTTGTGCCTTGACATCGTTGTATCCGCGCTTTATGAGTTGCTCAGCGAAATTATCGCCAGCCTCCCATACTTGATAGAACATTTCCATCAAGTCTTCCTTTGTGCAAAGCCCAGACTTCTCAACGTATTCTATATGGCGCTTGAGAAGTTTTTCTGCATCGGGGTGCAGCTTTGCGCCCCGAATTCCCGCCTGTTGTGTCGTCGCTGCTTTTACCAAATTTACACCTTCTGTTTTTCTTTATGCCTTTTCTATTATGAGCGCATTGTTGCGCTTATAAATTTTAAGTTGGTCGCCCTTCTTGACGCCGTTTTCCTCTACCCAAATATTGGGCAAAGTGACTGCTAAGGAGCCGCCCAATTCGTGGACTTTGTTGATTGCTATTAGTTCGCCAGGCATATTTTCACCACGGAAATTTTTAATGTCATTTCAAAGATTAATCATTATAAGAGTATTTATATTTTTGATAATAGACCGTTGTCTTTAAACTTGGTAATATGTATCTTGATATTGCAACTTGCACAACGTAAAATAAATGGTAATTTTATAGGTATTTCAACGTCGAAAAATAGATCGCCACATTGTTCAAATCCGTGGTGCCTTTTTCTTCCACATTTCGGACACAAATCATGAACCAGAGAATTTATCGTCGTCATCACCACCTGATTCCAAAATCTTGCGTTTTTCTTTTTGTTGTTGCACGTATTCTTGGTATAACGCTTCGTCAACTGGGGTTATTTCACGATGCCATTCTCTTGCGGATTGTCCAGTCTTGATTTCATTTATCGCTTTATCTTTTCGTTCGATGATTTCTTTCTCTTCGGTTGTATCGATTGCGGGTTGATCTAAGACGTGCCGCGAAAACATCAAGTCCCGCATTTCTTTTAAGCATATCTTCCACAAGACGTTTCCTTCTGTCGATGCATCGAAGTAATTAAAGCCAAACATATGCTTGATAACGTCCTTTATGTGTTCGTCGTTCGTCTTATGTTGTATAGTGTTCTTAGGCAAAGATACTTCAGGCAACTTCATTACCGAAAATGCCTCCTTTTGTTCTTCGATTATTTTTTTATAGCATAGTTGCAACTCTTCGATAAACAACGGCGTCAATTTTGGAACCTTTGTGATGTCTTCGAAGCGTTGATTAATCGCATACGACCTTTCCTTTGATCGGGTCGCTTTTACTTTTATCTTTATCAATCGGTGATTTTCAAGAGTATCAAGATGCACATCCTTTAAAGTATCCATCGTTTGATGGTAACCTATTGCGTCTGAATTTTCGTGGATATTATTCAACGTCAAAGGTATATCTCGTGTCTCTAAATCTTTCATAAGTTCATAAATCTTCATTGTCGTGGCTGGAATTCCGAGCATTGTCGATTCGAGCAACTTGTCAAGAAGCAACAAAGAAATTATATTATCTTCGAGTGATGAATAATAAACCTGCTGGTCTTCCATAATTTCATAACATCTTTGGTATTGATGCAAGACGGTACAGGCTTGGATTAACCCACGCAAACGATTCATGTCTCTTGCACGGCGCATCTCATCTTTTGGGAATATTTTGCCCAATATTGGTCCAAAAATGTTTATCGCTTCATGCTTTTTTAGGGAAAACATTGCGTCATGCATTACTGGTAATTCTGCTGGTAATTTCCATAATTGCCTCTTTGCATCACTTTCAAACGTCGATGTTATAACGAGGTTGGTTTTTTCTCTGGATATTGTGGGCGACCCTTTCATAGTTCTGGAGGACATTTCTTCGTCCTCCATATGCTTAACGGAAAGTAAAATGAAAGAAGCGATACCATCCAAAACATAGGTTATGGTTTCCATTGTGCCCGTCGATTGATTTTTCCCAGTGACTTTATACATCAATCGATCTTTGTCATGCGACATCATTGGCTTAAAAAATTTCACCGCTTCGATTGAATCTTCCTTTTCACGGAAATAAATGCATTTTTCACCAGTCTTATTGACGAATTCACCAGTTTCTGGGTCTTGATAATCATAATCGTATTTGTTGGCTTTTGCTGATACGCCTGCGGGGTCAAATATCATCTCTTTTGGAAATCCATTGACCGCATGTTCAGCGGGGAAAGTTTTACCTGAAGATGTGGGTCCAGTATGTTCGTAAGTTATTGGTTTTGGTGTCTTGCAAGATACAATAACAAGATTGAAAAGCAATAAATCTTCCTCGCAATAGATGAGTGGGTCTTTTGTCGTTCGTCGTTCGATATTATCCATCCTATCGATTAGATCAGGCGCAGATAAAAATTCTTTTGCTTCTTTGGTAAGTTGTCTTTGTATGATTGTTTGCTCACGCTCAAATTCTTGGTCGCGGATTTTCTGACCAACATGCAACATCAAGTCCACAAATTCGTTTTGGTCTTTGAATTTTTCCTTATGTTGAGTGAACGAAAGGGAAAACTGCTTGTATGCTTTTTGTATCGACGTTGCAGAAAGAAGGTCGTATTTTCCGAGTATAACGTCGTTCACTGTCAAGTGGCATTTTAACGCTTCGCCTCCTTTGAGTAAGTTCACCACTACTTTATTGGTATTGTATTGACAAGTGAACAAGGACTGGATTTCTTTTGATTGAATAATCTTTAATAGCATTGGGACATAAAATCAATTAATGTTTATATAAACTATTTCGTCATGCGACCTTGGAGATATTTGAGTATTTCGTCGTATGAATAGCAACGTTTACCCCACTCTAAGCCTTTATTCCAGACCTGATCGAAAACTATAACCTTAGATTGCGGGAAATCCATCAAGTTTGGTGGGTAATCGTCGATTATGTAGTTAACGCCGATATGATGTTTTTTTAATAGCCCGTTCGTTTGAACAATGACCACACTATCGACATGTTGCAAAATATCGGCACGTTGAAGCCACGCAAAGGTGAAGACCTTGGCACGTTTTGTAGGTTGTGATGTGATGATAACAATATCGGCGAATTTATGAAGCATACGCATGAAGCCTTCGGCGTTTCGATATGCATCGGCAAATCCTAAAACTTCGCCTGCATGTTCTTCAAAAGCAAAATCATAAATCTTGTACCCAATCGGGTACAACTCATGCAATTGAAAAGATGGCGGATCTTTTATGATGTGGTCGTGGTAATATTTTAAATAAGTTCGTTCAAGCGACCCGTAAAAATCACGCAGAACACCGTCAACGTCCACGCCGACGATCATCTTTTTTATGCTTCTCCTCCACATATTTACCAACTCTTACGAGAACAATTCTCGTTCTACAATTTCGCAGATGATATGACCTGCGGTAATGTGTGCTTCTTGAATTCGTGCCGTATCTTTCGACGGGACATTAAACGTGAGAACCGAAAACATAGAAATTCTATTATCTTTTTTGCCGGTGAATGCTATTGTATAACAACCCATTTTATCCGCTTTCATTAATCCTAAAATAACGTTGTTAGATTCACCGCTCGTGGATATTCCGATGACGACATCGCCCCTTTTGGCAAAAGCCTCAACTTGTCTATCGAAAATCTGGTCAAATGTAAAATCGTTGCCTATCGCGGTGATCACCGATGTGTTGGTCGTTAATGCGATTGCTTGCAACCCTTTTCTATTCATCTTGAATTTAGAAACGAGTTCGGCGGCTATATGTTGAGCGTCAGCGGCGGAACCACCATTGCCAAAGATTAATATCTTGTTGTCGTTCTTGTATGCTCGTATTATCATGTTTGCGATTGAATTTAATACCAAAAGTTGTTCGTCATCCTTTGCAATATCATTTTTAATCTTTGCGCTTTCCTTAAATCGTTCTTTGATTTCATTAATATAACTTGCAAAAGCCGCCATTAAATCACCTTCAATCCGTTGGGTTCAAATTCAAAATCGACGACGTTGCCACCTGCCAATTTCAATGCTTCAATAACGTTTTGTTTCTTCCCAAAATCGCAATAGAAAAATAAATATCCACCACCTCCAGCACCCAATAATTTTCCGCCCAATGCGCCGTTGGTGATCGCCGTCGAATAAAGTTTATCTATGTCGTCGTTCGTCATCTTTTTGGAAAATTTGCGTTTCATTTTCCATCCTTCATTCAAGATATTTCCAAAATTTGAAATATCGGAATGTTTCAACGCTTCGGACAACTCGTTCGCAAGCCTTTTGGTGCCACACAATGCATCCATAACTGTTTCGTCTTTCTTTAATACGTTCGTCGTTTGGTCGTCAATGATATTAGCCGATACTCTCGTTCCACCAGTATAGCATAAAATCGAATTGTGTTCTATCGTCTTAATTAATTCTTGCGACATCGACATAGGAATAACTGCAATGTTATCTTTGAAGAACGTTATGGTATTGAATCCTCCAAAAGTTGCAGAATAATGGTCTTGATAGCCGCCTGATATTTTTAACCGTCGTCGTTCGAGAATGTATGCCAATTGCGCCACTTGATAGTTCGTCATAGTCTTATTAGTCATTTTGGCAAATGCGCCTATTAATGCGACAATAAGCGCCGAAGAACTACCCAATCCTGAACCTGGCGGCGCATCCGATTTCATTATCAAATCAAAGCCTGATAATGGTTTAAAATGATTGATTACAACTTTTACCAAATCGAGTTCGCCATTATATTCGAGATGCTGGTTGACTTTGTATCTTTTCGTGATGTTATAATCGAGCGGCTCGATTTTTATATCTTCGTCGTAACTGCTATTTACCGAAACGTGGGCATATTTGTCGATTGTGCAACTAACGACAAGCCCACCATACTTTTCTGGAAATGGCGGTACATCCGTTCCCCCGCCTGCAAAAGATATACGCAACGGTGCAACGCTTTTTATTACCATAAATTTCACCTAAAAGATGTGGGGACGAATCGTTGAAAATTCGTCCCCGTCCTTGATCTGGAACTATTTCTTTCCGAGTATCTTGCATACGACGGTTCCGCATTTCGGGCATTTGCCTTTCATCATCATGCGTCCGTTCTTCATCTCAACTTCCTTCTCGTCTTTCATCTTGACCTGTTCCTTGCATTTCATACACCTGCCATCTGTCATTTTTTATTCACCTCCTTAAAGTGGGTGCAACATCGACGACGAACTACAAAAGAGAGTGGAAGCGGTCAAATGCGGAACTTCGTCGATGTTGCTATTTTGTTAATCTTGATATGCGTATTTATACGTTGTTCGTCACCGACGCAAGGCAACGCTTTCCCCGTCGTCGTTCTGTCGTTGTGTCTTCGTATGACGACGGGGACTTGGTCAAAGGGTCGCTTGGCTATGCGTCGGTGCAACGTATCCTAAAATGGTGACGAGTGTTCTTTGTCTTGATGCTTTTCCAAGTCTTCGTTCGCTTCGTCTTCATTGTTGCCCTTTGCCTTGTATCCGCAAGCGCAACTTATGACGAATGACCACCCGTCGTTGTTCATCTTGTCTTTCATTTCTTTGGCGATTTTCAAGCGTTCAAGAACTACCTGCACGTTGCAAGAACCGCAACATGCGCCCGTCTTCAAAGGTTCGGCATTGTGTCCGTATCCTTCAAATTCCTGATTGCATATCACACATTTTCCCATCTTTAACACCTCTTCTTAGGAACGTCGGTAATCGACGATAAATTTCCGTTGTATGCTTCGATGACTTGACGCCAGTACCGCTTGATGTTCTTGCGGGCGATCACCATTTGTTTAAACGTAAGAAAGCCACGCTCGTTGTATTGTCTTGCGAACGATGACAAGATTTCAGCGTCAACACCGGAAAATCCGATTGCGTTGTTTTCTATCGTTCGTTCCGATTGTTGTTCGTCTTGCGTTTGTCTTGCATAGATTGTAAGAAGCGCATTTATTACCGCGTTGTCGTTGACATCAAGCAACGCTTGGACAATGCGCTTCTTTTCTTCTGCTTTGTCGTTCATTATATTATCCTCTCCGATTTCAAGGAACTGGTGATTTGGGCGATTGTCTTGGAATCTTTGTTCGATGTGTATATTCCGAGGTTGTAGAAAAGATACCCGTTTTGTATCAATGCGGATACAACGTCGTCGCCGTTGCTTTTCATGTTCGTCTTTTCGAAGGTTGCAATCTTTATTTGTGTCATTGTGTTCTCATCAATGGGTTCAAATGCGACGACGGAACGCAAGATGGCTTCGGCAGGCGACATATCGGAGGTTATCACGTCGGACATTATTGCGCCTCCAAAGAATCTGCAAAGCCGATATATTTGTATGAAACGGCGCCGTATGTTCCAGGTCCGTGGTTCTTCCTTTCGAAAACGCCAATTTTAACAAGTTCGTCAGCGTGCAAAAGGGCGATTTCACCTTCGAACGTGATAACGGTCTTCCACGTCGGGTGTATTTCGAATCTTGACCCGTGATAGTGGTAAAAAAGACGCCCACTGGCGGGCGCCTTTTTCTTTTCCTTTTCGTCAAGGTCTTTTATTATGATGTTCAAGGTTTCCCTTAACTTGCCCAAAAATTCCCTATCAAGATTTTCGAACAAAACGAGATTGTTTTTTGCCCTTCCGTTGTTCATTGTTACCGTGTTCGCTTCGAAGAAAATCTTTCCATCGTTGCGTGATACTAAGCGCAGGTTGTCGCCCATTCCGTCAGAGAAATCGAAAGATATTCCAGCGTCGTTCTTGCGGACGTTCGTTGTCATTTTTTACTCCTCCTTTTCGTCGTCGTAGTGACTGCGGTCCTTTATCGGGTAAAAGCCCCATGCAAAGTTCGAATCGGCTTGGTTGTCAAAGTTGCCATCGATGTTCTTGCCGTAATACTCGGTCCAGATTCCGTTGACTTCAAAAACATGTTTTGGGAATGATGGGAGCCTGTCATGCATATCGATGAAAATCGTTCCGATTCTTGTCGCATTGCCCTTTTCTGCGGTGTTGATTGCATCTCTGGAAAATGTGTGGGTCTTTTTTTTTGCCCAATTCGTGGATTTCATTCTCGAGTTGTGCAATCAAGTTCTTTCTTGCAACTATCTTTTGGTCTATCTTGAAATTCCTGTCAGATTCGGTTATCATTTTCGCTTTGTATTGCCCGATTGTCATCTTTTGCCTAACTTTTGCATTCGTCATTTTTAGCCCATCCTTGCGTTTTCGAAAAGCATTCCTTGGCTTATTGTGTATGCGTCGATTATGAACTTTGCAGTCTCATTTCCGGGCTCACATGCATAATATATCTTTTCGGTTTTTGTGTCGTCATCAAGTGATTTTATTTCCTTGACTTGCTCGATCTTGAACATCTTGCCATCAGACATTCGCTTGAAGAACACGCCCACAATTCCGTTTCCGATTTTGTTGTTGTTTGTGTTTGTCATTTGACCACTTCCAATATAGTAAATACAATAGGGCTATATAAAGATATTGTAATTACAACGCTGGATTTACAATATTTTGGGATTGGATGCGTCAGAATAAGGTAGGTAAATCCAAGCTCAATCCAAGGAATTACTTTCCTGTCAACTTGCCACGATGACATCTGTTATCTTTTTTGCCCCATTTTAGGGGTATTTCCTCTTTGTCTTTGTCAACGTTCGATAATGTAAATTCAAAGTATGAATTCACCACTTTTAAGATTTGATGCGACATATTGGACGTTTTGTGGGACATCGCCTCGGTATCGTTTGCGAAGACTATTTGGCATTGAACGCAAGCGACCTTGGTCTCATCTTCGGCAAATGTCATCCAGCGCCATTGCAACCGAACCATTTTTATGCCTCGAGAACTTTTCTTCCGAGATAAAGTTCGACCAGATCGGGACGATTTTCGAGCATTAAAAGTTGGGTTACATCGTCATCGTCCAATGGTAATATTTCCCGTATCTTCTTTTTTGGGCAAGAAACATACGCAAAATAATTTCTCTTTTTTGTCCGATAAATGATAAACGTTTCAAGAACTAACTCTGGCATTTTCCCACCAGACGGAAGACGGGTTATTTTTATCTCATATCCACTCGATTTGAGTATCGGGGAAGCCTTATGCGTATCATACAAAACCATACCTATCGTTTGTTGCATTATTTCACCTCCAAAAATCTTGATGCCAACATGTCGATGCAATGCAATAATATGGACATCTCGTTGGGTTCGCCTGCACGATCACCATAACCACCGTGGTGCATTCTTAAGGCTGTTGCAACGTCGTTATCTATCTTGATATTTTCCGATTTTAGTATTTCAAATATCCAAACGGTATGGTGTATATATGGTTTCTTGGTCATTTGGTATATTTTTCCAAAATCATGCAAGAACGCGGCAAAGATTAACTTATCTTTTGAAAACTTTATAGGTAAATTATTTTCTTTGCAAAACGCAAGATAGAAGGAATAAACGACGTTGCAATTTTTCATAACGTCGAAAGTGTGATCATAATTTCCGCCGACATAAGCACCATGATAATCTTTGGAGGATGGAACGGAACGGAAATCGGTATTGTATTTGTCATAAAGATGGAGGGCTTGGGCACGGTAGGGTTCGGACAAGTGTTCTAACATTGCGAGTAATTTATCCGATTTCGGCATATCTACCACAATTGAGGTCAGGATATTTTAAGTTATCTTAGTACCACAAAATGGGCAATAATCGCCAAAGATTGTGTGATGTGCTCGACGATTCGAACCGTGGATTTTATAATCGAACCGCAAACCAACTTTTGATATGCTGGTATGAGTTTCGGGATTTATCACTATCGAAACGTCAAAATGCCCAGCGTCTTCGTATTCCATTTTTGTCTTTTCCTTTATCTGTTGTATGCAATTGCACAAACGCATTCCTCCTAATGGTTCGATGTCTATTATCTTGTCTTTATCGAATGATGTTAAATTATCAATCGTCGTAAGGACCGTTTGTCCGTTCGTCATGTGTAATCTTAGCATTGTTGCACGGGCTTATATCTTCTTGGCGAGTTGTTTAACGAAGTCAACAAGTTCTTCCTTGTATTGTTCCTTTTCTTCGGCTTCCTGTTCCATTAGTTCTTCATACTTGTCCTTGTCAAGATGTGAATTAATCGCTTCCTTGCACATGGTACGAAGCGTGGACATTTCTAATGCATCAAGTTCAACCTGTCCCATTCCGTCCCAATTTCGAGTTCTTGGGTCTTTTTGCTTGACAGGTGCTGGAGGTAATTTGTATTTGCGGACGACATCTTCAATTAAGGCGATACGCTCGACATCAAGAACAACCTGGAATTTTTCGAACGTTTCTTTTATCGATCTTGGGATATCCTCGCCCGTGGGGTCATAATCGCCAAAGTATATGATGAAAAGATTTTTACCAGCCGATTGGGCTTCCTGAAATCGCTCGGAGGCATCTTTGATGAATGTCAAAGATGGGTATCCTTTGCACGGGCATAAAGCAACGTCCAAAGAATTACAAACATCCTGGAAAATATGAATGACGGCTTTTTTCTCAACCCAGACTTCCAAGTAATCGTCTTGGTTTTCCCACCGATTCTTTGAGTAGTATTTCATGCTTGCCTCAATCGACCATTTTGCCGAGGCAATTTTATCGTTGACATCTGTTTCCTCATAATCGGTATTGCCCAACTTTTCTCTTTCATGATCTACAAAGGCGTCAAACGCAATTAACCCATTCCATCTCGCTTCAATCGTCGCCTGAACCACTCGCATATAGTGTTTTATATCGTTCGTCATACCACGGTCAACCAATTTATAATGCAAGTGTCTAACTGTGCAAGCCTCACCAATTTTGGCTAATACGTCGACCGAATTCTCAATTATCCATTTCCGAGTAAATATGTCTTTGACGATTTTTCCAACCATATTAATCACCGAATCTTTTTTGACAGTCATCACAACGCATGATGAGATGATTTTGCTTCGTGAATTTAAGCCTTTCGCGGAATAACCTGCAAGACGGAAGAGGTTTAATCGATTCGGAATCCCAAGTTAGAAAATAACAACCACCACCACAAAATAACCGATTGTCGTCGTTGACTACAATATCTATCTCGACGATTAGTTTTTTGGTGATCTTCATTGCACCACATCCACGGAGGTTAATTGGAAAATTACCCACATATATCCAGTCCAGATCACCGTATAGGTAAAAATCGTATGATTCAATTTCTTATCACGTATCGCCGTTTTGTCAGGTTCACCAGAATAAACCAAGATGTCATAACGTGATACATCGAACTCACAGGAATTTTCATACTTCTGGATTGCACCGATAATTAATTGTTCTTCGAAGTCGGCACGTTGCATTGATAATTCTCGGGCAACTTCGTCAAATATCTTTTTTATTATGGGTTTGGAATAAAAAGAATCTATTTGACCAGATATTTTACCACATAGTTCGACATGCGCAGAAAAAACTATTCCGACACCCCAAAAATCGTCATGTCGTCGTTGCACGCCGAACTGTTCGGCAAAAGATTCCTGATTATAAGGATTGCGTGATATCTCATATATCGATGCTATACGTTCACGATAATATAGCCTCGCGGAATCGATTTGCCTTTCGGTGATATGTATCTTTGGGACAAGACATCCACGGGCAGATTTGCCCTTTGAACACATCGAACGACGCGGGCATTTTTTGCATTTTTTTAATGTCTTCATTTCTTAGCCTTCTTTCTGCATTCGTCATGCATTATCTGGTGATCTGGCTTGGGAAAGCCGCATTTGGGGCAAGGTGATAAATCTTCGAAGTATCGAACACCCATATCCACAGACCTTGCGTATCGTATCTTTTCTTTCCAAGATTCGTCAAGATAAGCGTTAACATTCATAAAACAAAGTAAGGTATGTTCTGGGTCAAACTCGGTAATTTTAATTGCGTCGTCTTCGCCGTTTATTACATTTGAACGGTAGAACTCAAGGTCGATGAACGTTTTGGATAACTCGGGAAACATTCTCATCCCGAAAAATATAACATTCATTTTATCACCAGTTCAACACCTGGATATGTTTGATTGCTACCTAATTTCGAAGGCAGGGGAACCTCACGAACGATACCTAAAGACAAGAGAGATTTTAATGCGACATCGAAATAATCCACCTTGTCGTAAACTACCTTTTCAAGACCTTCAAGAACGAGCGGGCGATCATGAAGCGCAATTATTATCTCAAGCATGTCGAAGGTGATTTCGGTGTCACCATACAAATTAGGTGGATAATAAATGTTAACGTCTTTTGATTGTTTGAGAAATCCTTCAGAAACCAAGGTGTTTACGGCATTAACCACAGTTGCACGGTGAATTAAATTTGGATATTTTTCACCAAAATCGTGGAATATCGTGTTCATCTTCCGAGGTAATTTATCTTCAAAGATTTTCATTATGAAATATTTGGTAGAAGTTCGGTACTTCATAAAAAGTTTCTCGAGGCGATCACAATTCGGGCACTTTTCTTGTATGATTTCATTATTCTTTGGCATAGTTATCGGACGTAAATTGTTATAGGAATATAAAAAGATTTTCTATTTTGATAAAAATAAAAAAAGATTCATCAAAATACTTTAAATCGACGTAGGAAATAAAAAAATATTTTTTTATGTGTGCAACGTCAGAAGACGGATACAAGTGTGTTCTTTTCGCTTATATGCTATATGCGTATAGACGTAAGTTAGTTAACGCTTTTACTAATAGATTAGTCTATAATATATATATATATTAATTAATATATTTATTATATTATTATATTAATGTCCCGTGATGTGTAGGCGCAGACTTGCGTGATGCACATAAAATAATATTTTTTTACTCAAAGTTTTATGGACGAACGGTTGTAGGATAAAAACATGTCTTCATTTTCGCCAAAAAACTTCTTGAAACGATTATCGAGAATGTAGATCGTCCCAATGTCGGTGGGGGTACGAATGATACGACCAAAGGACTGTTGGATTGCGGTGGCTACTTGCAAGTCATACCAATGCCTGCAATTGTGGCAATAAACGGCTTTTTGGCAACTACCAAATTCATCGATGGAAGGATTACAGGAGGAGTGGACGTTTTCGAGGTGGGTATTTTGCTCGAGGAGGAGGCGGGAATGGATTTGTTTGTCCATAGGAGGTGGGTAGGGAAGATTTACATAGATTAGGAACTCGGCAATGCGGTCATGAAAGTCTAAGCCTTCAAATCGGGTAGTTATGAAGACTTGAGGAAGGGTCTGGTGGGATAAAAATGAATCGATTGCTTCGGAAAAATCGTCGCTTTTGTGGGTGATCAGGAGGTCGGGATTGTGGAGGTGAGTTAATGCATTGTAGATGGTGGAACGGATTTGGTGGGAGCCACAAATGATTACACCGCGCTGGTCTTTATGGGACTGGATTATACGGAGGCAGGTGTCGATTATTTTGGGGAGGGTTTTCTCACGGCGCTTGAAGGACATAGAACCTTGGGGAAGGTAAATGATGGAACGGTTTTCTGGTGGGAAGGATGTTACCGTTTTATTAATATAAAGCACCTCATTTGGTGGAATTCCTAATTCATCAAGACGGTCATTTATGGACAAAAATGTGCCGGACATAAAGAGGGTTTTTTCGGATACTTTGTCAAGGATTGGCTTGGCGATGGCGCTTGCCTTGATTGGGCGGAATTGGGTGTAATATTTACCGGAATGACGTGCTTGGGCTACATCGACGACAACATTTTTAGCTTCACGGAGGAGAAATTGGAGGGATTTTACCTTTTCGTTTAGGTCATAGAATCGTTCCATTGTGCGGTGATCTTGCTGTTCATACGCAAGTTCCAGTTTGGTAAAAAGGGTGGAATAGATGTGGTCAATCTCGTTTTTCCAGAAGGTGGGGTCGTCATATAATGGATAGGAAATACCTGGAAAGAGGTCTTCATAATCGGACTGGGTGATGGAGGTTGAGTGGAAGGATAGGTAAAAGGATTCTAATTTGTGGGCTTCATCACGAATGGAAAGGGAACGGGTGGTGAATGCTTCGCCACCGACTGCGTGGTCGATGTATGCGGGTGTAGAAACGACGGAGGGGAATCCGGAGGCACGGGAACGCTGGATGAGGTAGGGGCAAATTTTGGATGCTTCGCAGTGGAATCGTGGGTTGGTTACGCAAGGAGCCCGGTCGCAGGTGCGATTTCGGAATTTGTGGTGGGCACAGAAGAAATTGCGGCGTCCCTTAACTTCGCGGAGGAAAGGGAAATCACGGAGGTACTGGGCAGTTAAGCCAAGATCGGGGGAAAGAAGGTAGTAGGATTGCTTCATTTCGTGGACGAGGTATTCGGCAAGTGTGGTCGCAATGACGGACTTTCCGTCACCGACAGGTAGTTGGAGGAAAATGTACCGGAAACGGGGCGAGGTTAATGCGTCACGGAGGACACCGATAATTTCGGCTTGATATGGGCGAGGTTTTTCTTTTGGGAAATATTGCTTACATAGGGCGAAGGAGGCTAATGCGGACTCGGTATCAAAAGATGCCGAAGGCAGGATTAACTTTGTTACTGGCATAATTATCGGAAATGCATCAAGATAGGACATTATAAAAGTTTTATATAACCATAAGGGAATTGTGATGGTATGAACGCATTAAAATTATTGATTGGAATATCGGTGTGCTCTATCGTTGTCTTTATGCTGGTGGGCGCTTGGTCGCTTGTCACCCATTACGAAGGATTGAATGACGAAAAGAAGACGTATGAAGATGTATCGGAAAATATGACACAAAAGGACGAAAGGGAAAACGATGTGAATATAACGTTTGGAAAGGCAGAATTTACGGGATGCTGGAATGGTAGTAATACTTGGTTGGTGGAAATGAGGGCAGAGGAAAACATTTGGGAGGTACAGGTAAGGGGATTCAATTTTTCGGAAGAAAGGGCAGAATATTTGGGTAACGGGATTATTGTCATCGAAATGCCTAAGGTGGATGGGCAATATATCTACGAGGCAAAAATTGTGGTGGGATATAAGAGGACGGAAAATCACACGGCTATTTTTAATATACGTTGCGAAGAGGCTTAGTATAACAAAAGTTTATCTGTCTATTACAACCCTTTACATGTCGCTAACAAGGAACTCTATTACAATATTTTACATGTCGATAACGGCTTTATACATATGTAAATACCGATAGAAAGTTTTTTAAATGCAAATCCATATTATGAAAAATATGGTAGAACGAAGCCTGGCGGACGACATGCCGACGTCTCACAAACCAACCACCGTGGAAATCCACGGGTTTGAAGATGACGTTATACGCATGTGGGTTGTGGAAGGTCATAGTGTGTATTATATTGCAAGCGAACTAACGAAAAGGATGCCAGTAGGTGGGCAAATAAATTCCGGTCACGTTAAACGTTTTCTTGAAAGCCTCCCGCCAGATCGTTTGAAGGCATTGGTGGCTGCCCGTCAAGAGCATCTTATTGCTAAGTATAAAGAATTCGAAGAACAAGGCATTAACATCCGCCAAGAAGCAATGCAAGACTTAAAGAAATTAATATCGAAGGAGGTCGATGAAGGAAGAACGTTCACGGTCGCAACGTATAAGGGCGACATAACGCAAGAAGAAACACAACTAACCGCCAAAGATAAACAACAAGTTGCTAACGTTATAGAGAAGATCATCAAGATACAAGAATCAGGCGAAAAGGTGTTGAACGTGGGCGGTAAGGATGGCAAAACGCCTGGTGTTAACGTCAACATCAAGATAGATTTAGTGGCGCAAGTTAGAGAAAAGATGCAAAGGAAAAAAAAGGTAATAGACATAGAGGCGCATGAAGTAAAAGGATAACCTACAACAAGGTCGATATATTCTTTTTATTATAATGTTATCTTTGTTGTGTGTTGGTGTTCTTAAGGAAGCCTGTATATAAATATAACGTCATCCTTATGACACTAAATAACAGATGTGATGACACTCTAAGCACAACGACAACAACGACGACACGGTGATCACCCGTCGGCGGCGGAAATTTTCCCAAAAAGAATTCTTTTTTCCTGTGGCGGTCGGCCGTGGAAGATGGGAATGTGAGATGCATTTCTCTTCCCAAAAACCAGAAAACTGATAACTCTTCCATTTTCCGGAAAGTTCCAGCAGGTTACCAAAATCCAAAACTGTTATATACTTATCAGAATAATAATGTCATCTATGAACGCCTTAACCGATGAACAACTTAACCAAGTTCTTGATAGTGCCAAACATCACCGTGACCATTTGATCTTACGTCTTGCAATCGATACTGGTATGCGAGTGGGTGAAATATCTGCACTCAACGTTGAAGACATATCACCAGATTGTTCCGATATTCGTGTTTCTTCCTCAAAATACCATCCTGAAGGTCGGACAATACCCATTTATTCCAGATCATTGAAACGTATTTTATCCCATCATATATCTGGTAAAGACCCGAAAAGTCCTTTAATTTCTTCCAACAAATCTGACCGTATGTCTAAACGGCAAATGCAACGTATCTATACCGACATTGCAATCTCTTTAAACTTACCCAAAGAAAAGAGGCACATCCACGTCCTCCGACATTCCTATATCCGTCGTATGATGGAAGATTCCCGCACCATTAATTTACCTGAAAATTTGGGTCACACAGACTTCCACGGATTATCCCATTACGTTGATGAGCATAAAGTATAAATTTCCAAACCCACATTCCCACTTTATGCGCTTTATAGGTAAAAAGTCCGCTTCCTTCCCTCTTTGCTATCCGTCCATCATCTTTATCGGTGACAATGACAAGGCGTCCACCAATATCCTTGATGTCGCTCGTTCCCTCCCTTCCTTGACCTTCGACGAACATTACCTGAATCCCAACTATAAGCGACGCAACTATATCGAAACGCCCTTCCGAGAAATCCGTCTCGCTTCGCCTGCCGAGAAAATCCTCCTGACCTCTCCCTCCCACCTCCACATCTTGCAAGATAAGACACCCACCGTTAATTCATTAGATGACTATTGCGACGAACTAATAGGTGCCTTAGACCGTTTTTTCAGTTTTGTTCTTTCGTCTAAAAACCATTACCTCGTATTTCATTCCAGTGGGTATGACTCACGCATTAATTCTTTGATGCTTCGTAAATTCAAGAAAGATTTACCTCATATCCATTTCCGATGCCACGAGCCAGAAGAAAAACTTTTTAACCTGATAATGGAAAAACAAGGTTGGTCTCCTTCATTCTATTCCACCTTTCCAATGCCTTCCTTAAACCCATATGACCTCGGTCATAAAGATCGCCCTCTAAACGGCTTCTATACGTGGTTTGGTCAGATGAATTTCTGGCGTGATCTTGTCCCATACCATCTTGAACGTGATTATACCGTAATCTCCGGTTCCTACGGCGGTGAAATATTCGATTATCCATCCCGCAATTATCCCAACTACAAAAACTTCCATTATTGTGATAACATTCCCATCAATCGCTGGCTCCAATATTGCCCACTCAAAGGTGAATGGACTGCCCAGTGGTATAATCAATTTCAAGACGTTATTTACCCATTCACATCCTACGCCTACCTTTCCGTCGTTGCCGAGTGCAACGATTCTTTCCTAAAAATTGGCAAATATGCCGACCTTGTCCGTGAGACAATCGTTCGACATCTTGACCCATCCCTTTTCGACATTACCCCTCCCGTCCTCCATAAATATACAATCGACCTTGGCGATGTCGAAACCTCCCGTATCACCTCCTCTTTCCTTGCCTCTAAATTCTATAAGCGATACGCCGATAAGATACCGTCCTTCAACTTGACCTCCGAACACAATAAGAATCTTTGGGGCTTCATGACAGTATACGACGCAATCTTTTAAATAATCCTAAAACGATTTCACTTTATGCGCCCGCTAACATCGTTAATAGTCTACGAGTATATCCGCAATTCTGGACCCGTTTCACGACCAGAAATCTTGAAAGCGACCGGAATTTCCTACCCTGCCCTGTCCTCAAACATTAACACGTTGCGAAATATGGGTGCCATAACCGGCGGAAAAACTCTTGTCGCAGCTTCCAACTGGCACCTAAAACACCTGAAGGTGAAAGAGTGACAGAAAAAAAAATATCATTCACAATTTTAGAATTGCAGGTTATACGTGCTGAATTGGATGATCGTATGGGAATTGGAACAGCGAACTATCCTAAAAAAGAACAAGCTGCATTATATTCTGCATACAAGAAAATATCGGAGGCATTGGGATGACCGACAACAAAGTTAACCACCCGTCGCATTATAATTCCGGTAAATTCGAAGTCATCGACGTTATTGAAGATTGGGCTTTAAACTTTCATTTGGGCAATGTTGTTAAATATATTGCCCGATCTGGCAAAAAAGGTGATGCAATAGAAGATTTGAAAAAGGCAAAATGGTATCTCGAACGTGAGATTTCCCGCCAAGAAAAGGTGAAAAAATGATCGTCCGTTGCCCTTCTTTTCGCCCATCCTGCCTCGGTTGTTCCCACGCCGACGATCACGAACAAAAGCCATCCTGCACCAATTCCCAGAATACCTGCTGCCCATCCTGTGTCGATGTCGATAAGACCAAAACTTTGCACGATTCGGCGGTGTGCTAATGCCTTCCAAGGATTACTTAGTTGGTAAAATGTCATCTGGCAGGTTCATCCTTACCTTAGTAGCCGGCGCCGTCTTCATATATTGCGCCGTTACCAACACTCTTTCTGGCGAAATTGCGACCATCATCACGATGGTATTTACCTTATATTTCACCCGTGATAGAAAGGAGGAATCTTGATGCAATATACGACCTGTCGGCGTTGCTGGAAGCCCATCCCCATCCGAGATGGAATACCCATAAATAAGAAATTAGGTCTTTGTGATGATTGCAAAAGTGGAAAGGTGAAGTAATGCCATCCGCTCATGAACTATTGACGCAAATGGAAGCCACGATGAACACGATAAACTATCTTATTGCCCGATTGCAAGAAGAAAAGAAGGCTAACGAGATATACCAGAAGTATTGTCAAATCTTAGGCGGCGACATTAACGGGTATAATCAAGTTCGTGCCGAGGTTGAGGCTGCCGAAATCGCCGCCCAGAAAGCCGCGCAAGAAGCCGTTCTCAAAATGTTAGATCAACATAAGTCCAATCTTGTTGATGCTCGGGGGCAAAAGTTATGAAAATAGATAAAGCGACCATATCTGAGCACCAGATACACAAAAATCCCAATGATGTTCTGTATAAGCACATAATCAAGGTCGAATTTTTCGCCACCGAAGCCTCCTTACCAGAATTATCCGACATCGTTCAAGACGGCAAGATGATCGACATTTCCATCCTAATATCTGGTGATAAAATCGTCGAAGTTGCCATCCTTCCCAAAAAGAAACGAGGTAAAAAAGAATGAGAAACATCCTATGCATCTTGGGTTTCCACTGCTGGCATCATCACGGTCGGAAATATTACGACGAGATGGAAATAATGTGGTGCAATCGTATCAAGCCCGTCACCGTCCAGAAATACAAATGTTGCCGATGTTCCAAGGAAAAGAAGGTGATAAAATGACGATACATATACATATAGACCGAGTACTTACAGAATATACCGTAAAAGAGGGCGAACAACTCATAGGCATGATTGAGCAAACCCTAAAAAATGGATATCTTCAATGGGTATTTATGCCGATGCAATCGAAGCCCACCACAATAATACAACTAACACAATTCGACATACAACTCATAGACGAGAAAATAACCGAACTAAACAAAAGAGACCATTTGCCCGAGAAGGTGAAATCATGACCGATATGGAAGATTTTGTCAATCAGCAGGTTAAAGATATGAAAATACAAAAATCGACGCCGAAGGATTGTGCCGATTATGCCAATCTTGCCGATTTTCGTTTGAAGAAATTGGGTATAGAACATCGTTCTATCTTAATCTTAGAAGCACCTAAGAAGACCGACGACCCCAAAAAGGATACTCATTGCGTTGTCGTCGTCGATTTGACTGACCAGATCACCAACTTGAAAGGCTGGAAAATCACCAAGATCGTCAAGAAGGAATAGATATGCGACAATATTGCCAGTTCTGCGGGCGACCAATATCGGTAAAATCAGACCGTAAGGCAATGAAGAAAGAGGACCCAACAACCGGAAAAATCCTTTGGTCTCATAAGCGTTGTTTGAATCACGCCAAGCGCAACTTGGGAAAACACCGACCACATAACTAAAAACTTTTATATCCATAACTTGTTGTCATTTTGTCTTTGTGCTTTCGAGTGCAGAGCCCAAAACAATCCCTAAAAGCAAAAACCAGGTGCCCGATGTGAACATCCCATCCCGTCGGGCGCCACATTTTTTAGGTGATAATATGACAAGCGACAAAGAAAACTTATCCAAGGCGTTGCGATACCTCCGCGCATCGTATAAGCAATTAACAAGATCATCCGACCGCGCGGTCATTTCCAATTCTATAAGAATGGTAACGAGAGTCAAGGAGCGGATATAATGAAGTTCGACATAAAGAAAATATCGAATCTGGAGCCCAACAAAATCTACCTTATTGAGTTCAAGGATGATCTTACTGATATTGCGATAAAAGAACTCACGAAGCAACTCGAAAGGGCTACCGAGATGTTTGGGTGCAAGTTCGTTATTTTGCCCGCAAAAACGGCGGGAGTCATCGAAGCAACGACGCAAGAAAAGCCTGCCGACAATCGGGTGGAATGTATGCGTTGCAAACAAATAGTATGCCACCCAAATCGCAAGTATAACATATGTCTCGATTGCATTTATGAGGAACTTATATCGCTTGCGGGTATGTCGTAGGTGATCTTCCTTGAAGCGTCGAATTCTTGAACTAAGGGCTATAAACTTTAATTCGATAAGCGTCAATAAGACGCAAGGCGACCTTGTGGAATTGAACGTATCATTTAAAGCGATTGTATCACAAAAAGAAGCCAAGAATCTTGATACTTTAATGCAACATCCTTTTGAAAAGGGTAAAACAAATCTTGTTATCTTAGAACATGATTAAAAAAAAAATAGACGACGAAGTGGAAGTGGTTTGCTTCGTCGTCTTGATAAGCGTTTATAGTTCGTCGTTATCGGCATCACAATCGAAGCATTCGCCACAATCGCAGGAACGAAGATGCCCATTAAGTCTATACTTCTTAGTGTAATCTTTCGCTTCTTTCGGGCAGTCCTTGGGAACGCTTGACCATGTGCATGGGGTGTTAGTTATCTTGCAATGCGTCTTCCCCTTTTCGTCCTTTTCTATACCTTGATGTATGCACGTTTCGTTCTCTTTCGTCGCAAGTTCTTCGGCTTCCCTTAGAAAGTCATTCAAGAAGTCGGTGATCACCGCTTCATGCTTCGTCCTGAAATGTTCGAGAAATTCGCTTCGTGGCATTGCTTCGTTGCATTGCAGGCATCTGATATATTCTTTGGGGTTGCAATCTTCTTTCTCTTCAGGATATTGGTCCTCGCCATAATTTCCAGTTATGTGTTTGTCCAAAGATTGTTTCATTCTACCGTCCATTTTAATTCCCTCCTGTCTTAAACTTTGCTTCATAATTTTTCTTTTCGATTTCTTCTTTTTGCTTCTTTGCCTCAAAGTCGGCTTTCATCTTGTCCGCCATCTTCGTTGCACGTTCTATTTCCTTGTTGACCTTTGCATTAAGCGTTTTTACTTCGTCATCACTCATTGGGTCAGGTTCGACCTTGCCAAAGTCAGGCATTAAGTATCCGATTTCAATCAGGACTTTTATATCGTTTATTGCGCTTTTGAATTTCCACGTGGTAGACTTATCGCTTCCGATTATGCAATCGGCAATCCACTTCATGTGTTTTTCGCAGGTGATTTCTTGTATGCAAGCGCAAGGCGTTCCGCATTTCTTCATTTCGGCAACTTCTTGAACTATCTTGATATCCTTGAAGTTTATTGGTCTTGCAACCAGCCAATCGCATACGTTGAAATGTTCGGGTGGTTTTGCTTCGAACTTTGGGGCTTTGAACTTCGTTCCACAGGTCTTGCATCCGCAATTTTTAACCGCTTCGATTCTTCCAAAAGTTGGGTGTTCGACGCAAGACGACATGAATTCCGAGCATTTGGAATGTTCTTTGCAGAATTCTATTATGTTCGTTTCGTTGAATTTCGCCCTTTCGCGGAAGTGGTATGTTTCTTTCGTCTTCTTGTATTGTGATTCGGTGATGTATGGGCAAGACCTGTTTATCCCGTCGCTTATGACAAATACGTGGTTCTTTTCGTCGTCATCAAGCGCATTATAATACCTGACAAATTCCCTTTTGACCGCCGAGGCTTTCCTTCTTGCAAGCGTATCACGTATTGCCTTTCCAGCGGCTACTTGGGCAAGTTCGCCTATCGTTGTGCCCGTTATTACGTCGATGCATTCGGAGCCGATTGCACCATATTTCCCGTCGTTCATCTTCGCCCAATAGTGGTGATGTATATGCGCCCCACATATCATGCAGTGGAAATATCCCTGTTTTGCGTATTCTTGGATTACGCCGATATACATATCGGTACCTGCAATCATTCCGTGCTCGATTGCGGCTTTTCCTTTGTTGTATATTTCATCATCCGAGAGGTAGTTGTAAACTATGGACCCGACGATCTTGCCATGTGCTTCGACGAATGCATTAACGCGGAGGTTCCAGTTTTCGCCTACGACGTTTCCACCTTCAGTTATTTCTTGCGTCGGGTCGCTTGCAACGGCTTCCTTTATCGTTGCTTCGTTGATCACGATTATGCCTCCACAAAAATCGGGCTTACAAGCGAGTGGCAGGCGTCGCATTCTCGGGAAGAATCCCCCCATGTGCACCCGCATTCGGGGCAAACTTCTTTAACCATTCCGAGTTTCTTAGCGATTGTCCAGCATTCCCAGCAAAGAACACGCTCGTCTCTGGACTTCTTGCGTTCTTCAAGCATAGCCTTTACCTGTTGTTCCATCATCCACTTGCCCACAATTCCGCACTCTTTCAGGTGCTTCTTTTCCTTCTTGTTGAGTTTCTTGTTTCCGAATGTTGTCATTTGACCACTTCCATCATATAGTATAAACAAACCTATATATAAACTCTTTGTAGTTCCGACGCTGGAACTACATAGAAAACGACAAGCGACAAAATCACTTGGTGCACGGATTACAATCCAAGCTCAATCCAAGGAACTTGGTTCCCTTTATATACTCGCTTCGTCAGGTTCAACGTATGCGACCAGATCACCCGATTCTTCTGCTTCTTTGATTTCTTCATGCGTCAATGCTTCAAAGTCGGCATTGCCATCTATCTTCCTTAAGATGATACCAGTCTCGTCGATGACTTTGACGACATACAAATTACCCTTAAAGGAAACGTTGTCCCCTTTCTTTGAGAACGATGTGTATGCCATAAGCGCAACATCGATTTATCTTTATTTAAATTTTAATATCGGTGACCTTGCATACAAGTTTATTTATTCGTTTTGAAATAAGTTCTTTGATGCAACAAGCCATATTTTTAGACCGAGACGGAACGATAACGCAAGACGACGGGCATACCTACAAAATAGAAGACTTGAAATTTTTGCCTGGCGCAAAGGCTGCCATAAAGTTCGCCCACGATATGGGCTTTTTGGTGATCGTCGTATCGAATCAATCTGGTGTAGGTCGCGGATACTACACCATCGAAGACGTTTTAAAATTTGAGAACGCAATGCAAGAAGAACTTAAGGAATATGGCACCACAATCGATAAGTTCTATTATTGTTTTCACGATACGGCTATTGCCTGCGCATGTAGAAAACCAAAGCCGTATTTACTCAACGAAGCAAAAAAATACCTACTCATAGATATGCAGAAATCTTTTATGATAGGCGATACTATTTCTGACCTTCGATCTGGACATTCTGCTGGTTGCAGGACTATCCTCGTCCGCACGGGATGTGGTAGCGAAGTTGCAGAAGATGCCTTGAATCTTCATTTTCCGGTTATTGTAGTTGATAACATCTTTATGGCGATTCGAAAGATTGAAATAATAACGAAGACATATAATCACCCATGACAGTTATTGGGTTCGTCTTGATAAAGGTGAAAACGGAAAAGGAATATTTCGTCTTCAATGCGTTAAAATCAGAAAATAAAATTGATGAATGTTATCCTATATTTTCAGAATTTGACTTTCTTGCCAAGATCACCGCCAAAGATATGCAAGAACTTCAGCAAATCGTGATAGATAACATACGAACGATAGATGGCATTGTCGATACGAAGACGCTCATGGGGATATGTTATGATAGAATTAAAAAAGACCGATAAAAAGTTCCCAGATGTGGGCGAATGGACTTATTGGACAAATGCATACGGTAAAAAGTCTACCGTTGTTAGGTGTGGTTGTTGCAACAAAATCGAGACGATAGATGATCATACAATTTCCCCAGATGGAACGGTGTCGCCATCTGTTGTATGCGCTTATGCAGAAGAAGGTTGTCCGTGGCACGTTTATTTAAGACTATTGGGATTTTGAGAAAAAAAATACGCCCCGATTATGAAAACAATTCATCGACGGGGCGCATCTCGGCTTTTTGCATCAAATCTTGGTCTATCGGCACTTTGAGGGCATACAATGCTTCTATCAACTTGCAAAAGTTCTGGTGGTCCTTTTCGTTGAATTCGTTTAAGTTCTTAGCACCGCATTCCTCGAGTTTCTTTTGTGCATCTTTCGCCTGATTTAACCAAGCCTCGTATGTTTTGACAATCATCGCCGTTCCCATTTTACTCACCTGTTATGTCGTTCAGTTCCTCTTCGATCTGGCACATGCGCTTTTCGATTTCTTTTTGTTGTGCTTCGGTCTTTCCGGATTTCTCGTGCATCAACAAATCGTACTCGTCTTCCAGTTCTTTCTTCTTTGTTGCGTTGTTGTTTAGTTCGTCGGCGGGTACGGCGTTGTCAATGATTCTCTTGCACAAAGAAATTATATTTTCTCTTGCGCTTAGTTCGTCTTTGCTCATGTCGTCGTCGTTGATATGTTCTTCGACATCCCGAAGGTCGTGGTATGTGTTTTGCATCCTGCAGTAAGACATGTTTCCCATTATGATTCCTCCTTTTCGTCCTTTGCGTCCTCTTCGTCTTCGTTGTTCGCACAATCGAAGCATACACCGTTTTTGGACTCCTCGTAGGTCATCGGTGCGCCACAATCGTTGCAATGTAGTTCGGTCATGTCGTCGGGTTTAGGTGCTTCGTTTGTCTTCTTGTCGTTCTTCATTCGCTCTTCCTCTTCGTCGATGCGCTTGTCCTCTTCGGCGATTGCGTTGTTATATTCCTCTTCGCCTTCGTCGTCTTCGTCCTCTTCGTCATCGTTGAACTCGGCGAACGATTCAAGAAGATAAAGCATGTCGTCGCCGTCGTCCTTGTCCTTCTTTGCTCGCTTGAATGCATCAATCAAATCGAGCACGTCGATGGTCACTGTTCCCCTTTCCGTCGTAACCTTGACTTTGACGGAGCCCCCAAAGCTGTCTATCCACTCGTATTCGAACATGTTTAGTCCACCGTGTTGTAGTATGTCGCTTTTCCGTCCCATAACTTGAACGAACCCATGCGCTTCGATGAATCGTTATCTATGACGTGGGCGCAGTACGGGTATTGTCCGCGCAGGCGATCTTCCCGAACGTTCATGCGGAATTCTTTGCCCACGAATTCGTTGGGCAAGGCGATTTCTTCGCCCGAATATCCGCCGCCTGTCAACTTCTTGCTCTTTATCATCTTGCAAGTGACGGTTTTTCCAGTCTTCGATACGGCAACGATTTGTAGGAAATCGTTGTGCGTCATGTCATATCCCCAGCTTGTTTCGTATATTTCTCCGATTGCTACCATTTTATATTCCTCCGTTTGAAAAGGCGATTATGTTGTCGATCTTGAAGAGCATTTCCCAGAGCCCGTCGTTCGTCGCAATCGCTTCGAACATTGCCGATATTTTGTTTGTCGCTTGCATTTGTCCACTTCCATTGTATAGATAATCACAATACCAGTATATATACTCTTTGTAGCCCAACGTGCGGAACTACAATATCCAGCAGATTGGAAACCTTAAAATGAAGCATCCAGTTCCAAGCGTCATCCAAGGAATCGATTAAAAATTGAGGCGGGTACGCATTGGCATACATACCCGCCGCGGCACGGATTTGAAAGAGGGTTTTAATGGAAGAGATATGACCAAGATAGCCGTGCCATAGTCATACAACGACATCAAGTTATTTAGTTTTTTGCGTCGTTCAACCGAAAGAAAGATTTTTATTAACATACTTTGATTTTGACGTTATGCAAAAAATAGGAAACAACGTTCGCATATCGCCCACGGCAAAGATTAATTGTAAGAATTTAATTATCGGCGATAATTGCGAAATTCGGGACGGCGTTGACATAGAAGTTACCGAAAGATTTGAAATTGGGAAAAATTCTATCATCGGAAAAGATACGATAATCCACGGTCGGGATATCCAGATCGGGCGAGAGTTCTATTCGAATCATCACGCAGAGATTGGTGGTGGTTCCTGTCAAGAAACATTATCATCCTTGAAAATAGGTTATTGGTTCCATATGGGCAGTTATTCGATGATAAATACCGCCCGACAAGTGATAATAGGCAACGAAGTAGGTATTGGTCGTTTCACTAACATTTATACCCACGGAGCCTATTTGTCTTGCATCGAAGGCTTTCCTGTCAAGTTCGCACCTGTCAGGATAGGAAACAAAGTATGGATTCCAAATGCGACGGTAATGCCGGGCGTCACCATTGGAAACAATGTCGTTATCGGTGCAAATTCTTTGGTAACAAGAGACGTTCCAAATAATTGCATTGCGCTTGGTATTCCTGCACGCCCCAAGGATTTCTTATCACAAAAATTACCACGTATCGAAGTCAAAGAGCAGGAAAAAATGATTGAAGAAATCTTAGGCGAACTTAATACAATCTGGTCAAAGATTGACGATTTAACTTATAGAATCGATAACGCTTATTTCCATTTTGATTTAATGGTGATCGAAGGCGAAGTTACTAAAATTTCCGAGAAGGCAAGAAATCTATTGCGAAGACACGGCATCAGATTCGCAGTAGATACCGAATCCGGAAAATATACAATGTGGGGTTAATATGTATCAAGATAAAGAATATTGGGAAAACCGAGCGAAGGAATATATTGCAAAACACCCAAAGGAAATATCTGAATCTATCATCGCTCATGGTGATCTTCTTGCGGGCATCTTGCAACAAATCAAGTTTAACACTGTCATCGATGGAGGATGCGGTGTCGGAGATTATTTTAGAATCTTCGCAGGAAAGAAATTGATGGGCATAGAACTATCGTCCGAGTTGGCGCAAGAATGCAAGAACAGATATCCAAACGTGCCAGTTAGAGTAGATTCCTTAACGAACATGAAAAGATTTCTAAAACCTAACCAGTTCGATTTGTTCTTTTGCAATACCGTTCTCGAACATGTCAACGACCTAAATATTGAGGTCGTTATCAAGCAAATCACCGAATTATTTAAATTCGCGGTGATCACCGAACCAGTAGGATGTGAAAAGACAGACGAGCATTGCTTTATGCATGATTACGTTGCATTGTTCAAGAAATTTGGATGGCGCTTGTATGATGACCTCGAGGTGGCAAGTCCGTGCCACGTTTATACTTTCACGAAGAACAATATTTTAATCTCATACTCGTGGTGCGACGGCTTTGCCGAAGATATGGGTAGAATGACTGGGATGTTGGCGAAACGTTATGATCTGGACGCCGTTCGTCTATTGAAACAACACTCAAAAGTTCTAATCTGGCCGCCAGTGGATTATCCAGTTAGATACATCTTTAAAACCCTCCGTGAAAATAATATCAAATGCACACCGTATTATTATTTCACAGGCACCGAAGTTCGTTACCTCGAGGAAGGTAAATATAATATCAAGGAATATCCTATGACGCCTCGGGTGATATGCGAATATTCGGCAATGGAAGAACGCTTGATAAAATTAGGCTTCAAGGATATTCATATCTTGCCAAACACCTTTAGATTCTTTGACGCACCGATGCCAGACGAATTCACTGTAGGAATTTATATTCGAAATGATAACATTTGTCCAACGGATAAATTACATGCGATTATATCTGGTTGTCCGAAAGTTAAATTTTTAATCTACGGTCTACCAGTAGATGTTGCGAACTTTTCAAAAGTAGAACACCCGAACGCAACGTATCTCGGAGGAATGTGGTCGGATATGAAGACGATTATGCCACAGGTCTCAACGTTGCTAAGATTGACGCATACGGACGGATTGTCGATAAGTGTTCTCGAATACTTGAGCGCAGGAAAACAGGTGATCTGGAATCATAAGATGGATGAATGCGTCGAGTATGTCAATTGCCTAAACGAGGTCGACCATATAATAATGTGCATTCAAGATATGAAGAAAGGATACTCGGGCGACATCGACGAAGACGCAAAGGTAAAAACAAGATTCGAGTATGGTTTGAGAAGATTCCTGCAACGTCTAAACAAGATCATCGACGAATAGAGGCGATTTTATGGATATGATTCGAACGGCACAATTTAAGTATGACAGTAAGGAATTGCGGGCGGTAAAAGAGGTGTTCGCAAGCGGATGGCTTGTTCATCACGATAAAGGGAAAGAATTTGAGGAAAAAATCGCCAAGTTGCATCATAAAAATTATGGTGTCGCTGTTTGTTCGGCGACAGAAGGGCTTTATCTTGCAGTTCGGGCGTTATCATTCAAGATAGGAACAGTTCTTGCCCCAGCTATGACGTTCGTCTCAACCGTGAATTGTGCAACAAGAAACGGGCACAACGTTCGATTATACGACATTAAAAGCGAACGGGATTTAAACGCCGATTTTGAAGACATCAAGCGCAAATATACGGATGATGTCGTCGGGGTCGTTGTCGTCCATTACGGAGGGCATATATGCGAAGACATCAACAAAATCGCCGCGTTTTGCAAGGAAAAAGGCATCTTCTTGATTGAAGATTGCGCTCACGCAATTGGGTCCACATCTTTCGGTTATTATGCTGGTCACTGGGGCGATGCAAGCGTTTTCTCATTTCACGCAACGAAGACTTTGGCTATCGGTGAAGGCGGTATGGTTATTACCGATAGTGATGTTGTAAGCAAAAAAATCCGATGTATGCGTGAGATAGGTCGTATCGCAGACGAAATCAGGAAATACGATGTGATTATCCCATCTGGGAAATGTGCAATGACGGAATATCAATGTGCTATTGGTCTGGTTCAACTTGAAAAGTTGGCAGGATTTAGAAAGCATTTATCAAAACTCGGTCGAACATACATGTATGGGTGTCTTAACATTGCAGGCTTAACCGTGCCGTTCGCTCGTGATTACTTAAACAGCGATACTACGGTTTATAATTTTACAGTGATCTTGCCCGTTGATGTCAATCGGGAAGAAATACAAACATTCCTTAAAATGAAAAATATTGAAACTACGGTCGAATATCAACCGATTTACCGTCTCGCCCTATATACGGAACACCAGAAGTATACCTTCCCAAAAATTCAGGTGATTGAGAAAAGATTATTAACCTTACCCGTCAATGTGTGCATGACGTTAACAGATGTCAAATACGTCTGCGAGATGCTTAACTATGCCATTACAAAGAACAGAGGACATAACGGTAATAATCGCTTGCCGAAATTATGAATTAATGTTGCCAACGATGCTTCGGACCATCGAATGTGGTCTTATTTTGCCCAAAAGGGTTATCGTCGTCGATGACGCAGGCGACGACCCCGATTTATGCAAAAGGATATGCCACGAATATAGTGCCGAATATTCACGCATCGAAGTATGGAATAAAGAAGGTATTCCAAGAGCGGGCTTGCAACAAGGTCTCGATATTCTAAAAATAAATCCTACCAAGTATGTTTGCTTCTGCGGAGCCGACGAATTCTGGTTCCCAAATAAACTACTGGTAGAGTTTAATGCGCTTGAAGAAAACGAAGAAATAGGCGCCGCTTATGGTAATTTCATCAATGCAGACAAGAACTTCACCGCTCTCGATTCGGTGATCACCGCACAGGCATTAAAACGCTTCATACGGGCGAATGAGGGTTATTATGTTGACCCTGCCTTTTTACTCGAGACATGTTGCGTCATCGATAATTCTTTGGTAAGAACGAAAGCGTGGAAAGAAATCAAGGACTGGAAGATTCGGGACGATGTGCATCGGAACTTTATGTGGGATTTCTGGTTGAACCTGTCTGAGAATTATAAAATAAAGTTCATAGATACGCCGATACAATACTATTGGCACCACGGTTCGAATATATCAAGCAAATGGGATTATAATTCAGAAGAATTCAAGCGCCCGCGGAAGATCGTCGTTGACGATGCAAAACGGAGGCGCGGAATTGCCTGAATTTACCGCAAAACAATATAACGATTACTATGCGGGCGCAGGTAAAAAAGACTATTCGGCACCTTACGAATCTTCGATATATATCAAGATATGGCGAGACGTTTATATTAGATTGCGACCATACAAATCTATTCTCGATTTAGGATGCGGTACTGGTCAATTTGCAGAAGGAATTCCAAGTATCGTCGATTATATGGGCGTGGACTTTTCAAGTGTTGCAATAGAACAGGCTAAACAACGTAATAAATATTTTAAGTTCACATGCGACGACGTTTTTTCTGCAATAAGCAAAATAAATCTCGGTAAATACGAAGTCGTGGTCATGCTTGAATTCCTTGAACACATTTGGGACGATTTGCGTTTAATGAACCAGATCAAAGGCAAAAGATATATCGCAAGCGTTCCAAATTTTATGTCTGATACGCATGTAAGATATTTCAGTTCGGAACATGAAGTTTTGGAAAAATATAAAAATTCAGAAATAACAACGATACAAACATATAAGATAGATGATAGAAATAAAATATTTTTATTCGGAAATATCCCGTAGGTGATTATATGGTAACTCTAATAATAGGCGGTGCTGGATATCTGGGGTCTTGCATCGTCGAAGGCTTAATACAAAACGGTGAAAGGGTAAAAATATTTGATTCGTTCATGCATGGGATTATTCCGAAACCAACGAAAGAGGTAGAAGTTATCACTGGGGATATAACGAACATTTGCCAGATCGCCAAAGTGATGAAAGGAACAGATAACGTTATACTTCTTGCAGGCATCGTTGGCGACCCCGCATGTTCAATAAGTCCAGAATACACCCGAGTAGTTAATGTCGAAGCGTCAAAGAATGTTATTGATTTAGCCGAAGACTACAAAATAAAAAAATTATTATTCGCTTCGTCATGTTCTGTTTATGGGTTTTCCGAAGAAATGGAACTGTATGAGACAAGCGACATTAACCCAGTGTCGTTGTATGCAAAGACAAAAGCAGACGTGGAAAAATATATCGTTTGCACCGATAGGGATATTAATGTCGATTGGCAAATTTTCAGGCTTTCCACATTGTTCGGGTATTCGCCAAGGATGCGCTTCGATTTGGTGATCAATACATTAATCAAAAGCGCCGTTTTAGAAAACAAGATTAATATCTTTGGCGGTGACCAATGGCGCCCGTTTGTTCATGTTCGTGATGCCGCCAAATACTTCGTGCAGACGGTCGTGCATCCGCACATGCGCATGAGGGAAATAATTAATATAGGTTCGTTCAACTTGCGTATATCGGAGGTTGCGGATGAATTAAAGAAGATAAACAAGAACCTGAACGTTATATCCGACGTGCAAAACATCGATAATAGGTCCTATAATGTGTCGTTCGATAAAATGCGCTTCGTATTTGGCGAAAGGGAACACTTGTCCATATTGAACGCTTACGAAGAAATAGAACGCTTCATAAAGCAATACAATAAAGACGAATTCATAAAACACCAAAATAGATATAGCAACGATTTATTTACCAAACATTATATCGAAGTCAACGGTTTAAAATTATAAACTTTATATATTCATAATCAAATTGTCATCTATGCAACTCATCTATACGAAAGACGATTTATTGGCGTTGTTGAAAATGCCAGGTTTTACGGTAACGAGAATACAATTCGAAAAGGAAACCCTTATCTTGCATCTCGAAAAGAATGCCGAAGTTAAGGTGGTGAACAAAGATGGATTGTCCACGGTGCAAGAGCATTAAGATGCAAGAAACAACCACAGCATACGTTTGCCCTAAATGCAAGTTAATCGCCCAAAAGAAGCGTTTGGCGGACCGAGCGATGTTGCATGAGTGATGTCTATGGATACGGAACAATTTTTAAAGGAACGCGGATACTTTCTTGATAAATCTTTGAACGCATATCGAAATAATATCAAGATAGAGAAGGAATCTTTTGTTATTCTGGTATCACTTAACAACACCGCTATGGCTATGTATGATGTCGAAGGACATTCTGTCGATTGCGACAAGTTCAAGGACATCTTAGATCATGAAAACGCGGTGGGAATTGTCAAGGCGGTAAACGATAAAAAACAGAGGCACATCGATGAACCGGTTTAAACGTGGATATTCCAATCCGAGTATTATGTGCTATGTTTGTGGTAGGCGAAAAGTTCATAATAGCAAAGGGGCATATCTTGAATGCCCCGACTGCGGCAATCTGGTGAAAGATGACAGGTCCGGAAATAATATCTTCAGAGCCCGAGCAATTCACCTCGGAGGAACTTGACTTCTTAACCGAAAACTTCGACGTTTTTGCCGAAACAATTAGAACGATAAAGGGGCAACCATTTTCATTAGACAAACGCCCATACCTTAGGGCGATTTATCACGAATTCGTACCATACAAACCAAAAACCGTTGTATGGAAATCCTCAAGAAAAATGGAAAAAACAGAAACGATATGCAACTTGTTGCTCGTATCTGATTTGGTTTTGGAATATTTTGTATCGCTTTATACAATCGCAAGATCGAAACAGGTCAACGTATTTTCCACAGAAAGACTCGACGATGCGATAAATAGTTCTGTAAACGGTACGATTGACGCATATCTCGAAAAGCCCTCCAGCATTTCACATAAAAGATTTATTGTTGATAACGATAGAAAATTGTATAATCATCTCTATATGTATTCTGCATGGGGCGACGCCGTTGCATTGTTGGGCTTAGCGGGTGATTTTTGTGTCGTTGACGAAGTTCAAGATATGAAGCGCAAATGGTTTCCCAAAGTCAAAGAAATAATTAGATTATCACCTCATAAATGGTTTTTAATGGCAGGAACTGCAAGAGATAAGGGTGACGAATTCGATGAGATGTGGGAAAAGTCCACCAAAAACGAATGGGAAGTCCAATGCAAAAAATGTGGTCGTCGCCAGTTCTTGCAAAAAGAAAACGTCATGAAAGACCCAAATAAAGAAAACGAATACTATAAAGGTTGTATCGAATGCAAATCGGTATTAAACGTTCTTGCAGGAAGATGGGTAGAAACTTGCGAAGATCATGCAAAGGCAAACTTTGTAGGCTATCACACTCACCAAATGATGCATCCACAAATAACGGCGACCGACATCATTAGAGCAAGAGAAGAATACGAAAGCGAACGCTTATGGGAAAACGAAGTTTGGGGAATGTCGTATTCTGGTGGGACGAGACCGATAACGGTTGACCAAATGCTGGACTGCTGTGATCACAAATTGAATTATGTCTTTTCAAGCGAAGAACCTGGAAACGTTTTCGGGATGGACTGCGGCAAAGGTCATCATATTATGGTGATGGATAAAAACATGAAAGTCTTGCATATGGAGTTTGTCGATACTATGATTTATAGAACGTTAAAAGAAGAAATCGACCACATTGCCAAGATTTTCCAAAGATTCAATATCCAAAATGCCGTTGTTGACTGGGGATATGGGCAAAAAGAGGTAAGAGAACTTCAAAGTATATTCTTTGATATAGTCAAAGGTTGCAGATACGGCATCACGATTGTGGACAAGTTCTATGAATACAAAGAGAAAGACGACCAGAACAATAAGATTTATCGCCTTAACGTCAATCGTTCTCAAGCCATAGAAATGTGCATCGAAGCAATACACAACAAAAAGATAACGTTTCCTTATGCGCCAACTTCTCGTGAGGTTATGGAGGATGCCATACCTCATTTCACGAATCTATTAAGTGATTTCGAAATAAAATTAGGTGACAAATCCTATAAGGCAAAAGATGTCTATACGAGATATGGGCGAAGCGGACCGGACCACTTCTTGCATACCGCAGTCTATTGCCTGATCGGGCTTAAATTCGCAAGAAAGAAGGAAATTAAGGTATGGACCGTAGGTTAAGATTTGTGTCGTCGCTTCTTTTGGTGATCACCAACGTTATCGATTAAAAGATGTTTCTTGCCTTTGTATATGTTGCAATCATTACATCCGAAATATAAGGAACGGAACTTGCATAAGTCACTCTTGCCCGATACGGGGCATTGCCCGTCTTCGCAAGATGCGGGACGTCGTTGCCTTTGATTGATTGCACATTCATGCAAGTAGTCTATTGTCTCTTGGTCAAGTTCTTGGAAATCGATATCCAAATTGTGTATGGTGAATTCGTCCATTAGTTGTATCCCTTTCAAGCGTTTCATCCAGTTTATTATCGTTTCTTTTGTCGATACGTCTTTGGGCATCAATATCACCTTTTGATATTGCCCATTATTTCGGATACTTTGCGCTTGTCGTAGCCGAAAACATCGGCGCATACCTTCAGAACTATCTTGTCGTCATGAAGTCTCATAAGTTCTTCGATGACGATTCGTTCTATGGATTTTCTCGTTTTCATTCTTTCACCTCTGGGACATTTTCTACCTCGCCACACTTTGTGCAAGTGAACGTTCCTGGATTTGCCTTTACCCACTCGTGATTGCAGGGAACCAGATCGAAGAAACATTCTGTGGATGTTATCGTCGATGATTTCGGTTTGTTCTTCTTGACGTAAACATCGGGAAGGGGTAGTTGCGATTTCTTCCTTGCCAAAACCATCAATTTGTGGTTGATGTCTTTGACTACCTTTTTTCTGAATGCGGTCGGGTCCGTTTTCATCTTCGCAACGGTTATTTCCTTCTCTGCTCGCAGTTCGTTCTCTTCGTCATCAAGTTCCTTCATTGCTTTTCTGTATTCGTGTGGAAACATCATATCACCTTTGCCCATGCTATTGCGCCGCCATATTTCGATTCTTTCAACTTGTCAAGAATCTGGTCGATTACGGTATCGAGTGTCTTCATGAACGCTTGCGCTTCAGGTGTAGGCTTGAAGCAAACGGAATAATCGTAATCGTTTTCCTTAAGCCATCTTTCCAGATCGTAGATGCACATTATCGGCATGGTCACATCCTTGCCTGAGTGGAACCTGCACATCCGCCAGATATACTGGTGCAAACCGTTTTTTGACGGCTTTGATGGTCTTAACCCGCCTGCACGTCCGCGCATGACGTCCACAAGAACGTCAAGACTTAAATCGATTTCGTTGTATGCTTTCATTTACCTACCTCCCAAGGTTCTTTATCGTCTTGATAAGTTTGTTCGTTCGATCTTCTGTCCAAGGTTCTTCTGGTGCTGGTTCTTTCTTCTTTTCTTCCCATTCGATTTCGTCGCCAGGTTTGAAGTTCTTGGAAATCCAGTTTGCAACTTCGCCCTTTTTGAGATATTCGCCCACTCTTTTAACGTTCTCGTCGATGATTGTCCATAAATCATCAACTTCGTGGTATATTGTGTATTTCATTAATATTCCTCCTTTGATAGTTCTTTGTTGCACGTTGGGCAATAGTATTTGCCCTTTCGCCTTTTAACGTTCGCATTACTTCGATACTTCTCATAACATCTAAACCCGCAATCGCAGGACAACGTATACCAATTTCGAAAATATCCCATCTAATTCCTCCAGATTTTTGCAAGAATCAAAATCGTATAAACGTCTTTGTCACCCGAATAAAACCCAACTTTGTAACCGACATTATCATGATGCAACTTTTCAAAATGATGTATGCATTCATGCGTTAACGTCTTGCGTATCCTAAGATAATTATTTTTTACGAATTCGACATTATCGGGTATCGAAATGTGCATAAGATTCTTTGATGCAACATATCGTCCCGAAGATTGCAAAAGCCACGGTTCAACGTAATGTATTTTTATCGTGATTGTCGAAGCGTCGCCACCGTAAAAGTTCGCAATCGTCTCAAAGTCTTTTTGTATGCGTTGCTTGATGTCTTCTTTCATTGTTGCGTCCATTTGACCAACTTCCGTATAGTATAACGCATTATCCATATATATAGATTTTGTAAAATGGCGCACGGAATGACAACATCCAACCGACGGTATTAATTTTAATACAATAGATATTTAATTTGGGTACGTGATTTTAATTAACTATTATGACATTATCCCAAGAACAGAAACCGAAAGAAGCACATAAGTTCTCGGTAAAAGCCGTTGCGTCGCTTGCTGATTTTGGGAGTTCATATTGGCAAGAAGGTTCGGCGGTTAAACCCGACGTTGAACGTTCACTATTAAGAAAGGTTGCAAACGGCTCGGAAACGGTAGATGGGATACTCCGCCATATGACTGACGACATAGCAAATGCCGGTCATAAATTCAAGCCTCATGTAGGTGTAAAAGAACCGAGTCCAGAACAATTGGATAGGCTCAATAAATTCTTTTCAAAACCTAATCCCGACGACGTATCAGACGAATGGTTGGAAAATTTCGTCTATGACTTGATACTATACGGTGATGCATTTTGGGAAAAGGTTGGAACGAACGATGTCGAAGATTCGAAAAACAATTACAACTGGTTCGGCGGTGATCTGGTCGGAATCTTTCATATCGACGGCTCAACAATGTTCATCCTTGCAAACAACAAGACGGGGCAATTAAGCACCGACCCAGAAGAAATGTGTTATCAACAAACGGTCCACGGTGCATCAGTATACTTCAATGCCCGCAAGATCATCCGAACAACAAGATTCAAGAAAGGGCGAACTAACGGGCAATCGCCGTTAACGTCGTTGCTTAATGTCATTGCTGGACAAATCAACTTAACTGGCTATATGGGCAAGTTGTATAAGGGCGCAATCCCAAAGACGATAATAAACGCCGGCGATTATGACCCAGATGAGATGGATAGATTGATTACCTTAGTTCGTGACCAGTTAAACGTCGCCCAAAATCCATACGGCATGATTATGGTAAATGTGCCGAATGGCTTTCAATTGCAAAAACTTATGGACAGTGCCGAATCTGGTAAATTCTTAGAAACGCTTGCATATTATCGGGAAGAGATTTGTTCCGTTTTCGGGATTCCACCGACGAAGATGGGACTGGCAACACCCGGAAAATTGGGTGATGCCGATAATCAGGATGATACCTATTACGACATCATTGAGCGCATACAAAGAAAGATTGAAAAGGCGATTTACAACGGCATAATTACCGAGATGGGATGCACCGACTGGGATTTCAAGTTTAACACATTACGCCCGAAGCAAATAAAAACTGAAAGCGAAGCACGGGCAAAGAACGCAAATGCCTGCCGTATCGGAAGACAGGAAGGGTTTTTAAGCGTCAATGAGGCAAGGTCATTATTCGAGGTGGCAAGAATTGACGAACCTTGGGCGGATGACGTTCGATATCCAAGCCCGTCGATACTTGCAAAACAGGGCGAAATTCCGCCAGATATGCAAGACGGGGATAATATCGATGAAGGTGATCAACAAGAGGAAGGCATCGTCGTCGATAAATATTTCCCATATCGCAAAAAGGTAATCCAAAAAAAAAACCCAAAAGTCAAACCATATCCCGCAAAAGGACGTCCATCGAAAGAACAACTTAACTTTATTAAAAGACTTGACCGCTTCAAAGACATAAAAGCGCCTATCATACGCAAGTATCTTTTAGGAACTTTTGCATCCACGCTTTATGAGAATTTAATGCGTGATGTCAAGAAGATAAAAATGGGCATTAGAGCGAATGATTTGGATTATCCGTCGCCTGAAGACTATGAGAAAATGTATCGTGATTTCGAAGTAACTCTGGAAGATGCATCAAGCGAAGGCGTGGACGGTCTAAAAAAGCCCACCAAACAGGTCTTCAAAGACACTATGAAGTGGATTATGGGCGATGCAGGTATGGGTATATCGTTCAACGAACCAGATAAAGCGGTTCTTGACTACTTGCAAAACGAATATTTCCCCCCGATGTTCGAACGCTTGACAACGGACGAAACACCTTATAATTATAAAAATACATTAAAGGATATTTTAGATCAATCGGCAGATAATCATTGGAATTGGCAAAAGACGGTAAGAGAATTCGAAGACTTCTTAAATCCTGAAAGCGAAGGATTTCCCAGATGGATGTATGAACGAGTGGTAGTTACCGAGACCGCCCGTTTCGTCGTCGAAGGTCACATGCGCGGACATGTGCAAATGGGCTTTAAGAATTTTAGACGCATTGAGACCGAAGACGATGTTACCAATCCTGACTGTCTTGAACACAATAACTGGATATATCCTGCAGAGGAAGCCGAAGATGTCATACCTGCCCACCCGTTTTGCCGCGGTGATATGACGCCAGAACCTAACGAGGAGGAGGGTGATTAAATGAGCGTCAAAAAATGGGGCACGTCTGAAAATTGCGAGCAGGTCAAAGATGCATTAAAGGAAATGGAAAGCAGAATCTCCAAAGAATCTATGAAGCAAATAAAAAACGTCGCTTCGTTGATACTAAAGGACGCCAAGTTAAATGCACCTGTAAAATCGGGCGCATTACGGCGATCTGGAAGGCTTGAAGCGGAGGTAGGTTCTGGTCGTGAAATGGGAACCATCTTCGTGAAATTCGGAGGTCCAGGCACAAACGTGGATTACGCAACCTACCAGGAATTAGGAACTTCATTTTTTCCTGGAAGATTTTTCTTGCATGATGCAGTCAAGAAAAACCAAGCCAAGTTAATCGAATTAAATTTAGTTGCAATAGACAAGATACTAAAAGAGGAAACCGAAAAATCAAATAGCAATCAAAACACATAAAGAAGGTGAAATTATGCCATTGGAAAAGAAGCCATCAGAATGGAGAGCACGGGTAGAGGAGCCTGGAAAGTTCGAATGGATGAAGCAAATCTGGCCCGCAAAGCCAACGAAAGACGACGGTAATTACCCGTATAACAAAGAAGGAATACGGGCGATTGGCGGTGCATTGAAGTCTAACCCCGACCAGATCACCGAACAATCAATCCGTTTCAGCACGGAAGATAAATATTCTTGGTCAGAAGACAAGATAAAAACTTGGATTACCGACCACGGATTTGATTTGAAATCTTTGAAGGTCGTTGTGCCAAAATCGTTCGAAAGTTTTAAGGGTAGAACTTCGAACATGATATATCGTATCGTCAAGGAAATGGCACCGAAGGTTGATGAATACGTGGAGGGCAAAGACCTCATAATCGAAGGCATCATATCTTCCGAAAGCGTCGATACATACGAAGAGATTGTATTGCCTGACGCAATCATAGAAAGTATAGACTTCTATATGAAGTTCCCGACCGTTCGATATATGCATCAAGCCAACCCCATAGGCAAGACGTTAAAAATCTGGAAGGTAAACCAGACGGTTCGGGCACAAATGCAAATCGACGCCACCGAAATAGACATCATAAAGAAGATCATCTCTGGAACGTTGCGGGCGTTTTCTATCGGATTTATGGTGAAAAAGGTAGAACAATATTGCCCCGAGAAGGACAAGTGTTATTGGCGATACACGAAGATAAGGCTGGTGGAAATATCTGTCGTCGATTCACCTGCAAACAGGGATGCCGAAATCGAAGGCGCACAATGGAAGGGCTTGATAGACGCATTGAAGCCCAAATTTACCGATGACTACGGTACATACAAGTATTCCACCGAGAACGTTTCATCGAAAGACGAAGACGACGCCGAAGACGAAGAGGAGGAGGTAATGCTGGTGATAAAAGGTTGCACGGGTCCACCTATCAAGAAACAGGAAATAAAGGCACAACCAGAAACGGTGGACGGTATTAATATTAACACAAAACCGCTAAATAACTTACCAGCAAATAAAGAAGTGGTGAAAATATTGTCCGAAAACGATAACAAAACTCAAGCGCCGTCACCTGTTGACGATGCACAGAAGAAGGTCACAGAGATGCAGGCGAAGATTGCCGAGCAAGAGCAAACGCTTGCAAAGTTCAAGGCTGCCGAAGACGAACGCAAGAAGGCGGAAGAGATTGCGACCGTCATCAAGACGACCGCAGACCCGCTCAATGCGAAGATAAAGGAGCTCGAAGCCAAGATCGTAGAACTTGAGAACGAGAAGAAAGTCCGCGAGCAGGTAGATGCAGCGGCAAAGAACGCACCGCCCAAGAAGAAATCCCTAAGCAACGAGGACGACGCAACGACACCCAAGTCCGACGAGTTCGCCCACATGAACGTGAGCGACAAGAAGAAAGAAGCCTACCGCAAGATGTCGAAGACACTTGCCCGATACTCAAGGAAACCGTCTTCATAAAGATCGAAACGGAAAAACCAAAAAGGTGAAACATATGTCCCAGAAAATACCAGGTGTTGAAGAGATAAAGACAGCGTTCGATGGCACAACCGGCTACGGCGCTGAGATGCTACCTACAGAGGTTTCGGAAGAAATCATCATGCAGGTATGGGAGGAGTCTTGGGTAAGGAACACATTCCAGTCAGTCAACATGACGACCGAGACCCTGAAAATCCCGAAGTTCACTGCAGGCATTACGATGCAAGGAACCACGGGCTACGTCGGTACGGCTGCAACGGAATCCAGGCAGTCCACGGACGAGGTAGAACTGTCGATGAAGACAATAATCGGAAATGCTCCGATTGACCGCAAGACTCTGGCGTATGCGGTTCCCACCTTGATGCCCGCCATCGAAGGCGACATAAAGGATTCGGTTGCAGAGACCGAAGAGGATGTCTTCGTAAACGGCGACACAACCGCTGGGGCAAGCAACATCAACGGCGCATACAACATCACCAACTTCCCCGACGGGATAGTTACCCGTGACCCAAGGCTGGAGCTCAAAGGACTGCGGTACTATGCGCTTAACGGCGGCGCAAGCGTGAACGCCTCTGGCGCTTCGCTTACCAGCACCCACGTCCGCAAGGCTCTCGCGGCTCTCGGAAAGTATGGCAAGAAGAAAACCGACCTTGTCATGATCGTATCGACCTCGGTCGAGACCGTCATCCTCGGATGGGATGAACTCAAGACGCTTGACAAGTATGGTCCGCAGGCGACCGTACTGACGGGCGAGATAGGCAAGTTGTTCGGTATGACCGTCATCGGGACGTCCCTCATACCCGACACACTCGATTCCACGGGCGTCGCCAGGAACCAAGGCTCCGGCACGACCGCCGACAACCGCACCGTTGTGCTTGTCGTCAACAAGAGGTCGCCCATAATCGGCAACCCGACAATGGCTGAGCGCAAGTTCACCATTGAGATAGACGACGAGCCGACGAAAGACCAGATCATCCTCGTCCCGAAAGAGGACATGGCTTTCAACGTGCGGTACCTCGCTGCGATATGCCAGATAATCAACGTATTACCTGGAACTTTGTAAACACGCAATAGCAAAGAAGGCTCCCGATTTTCACCCCCCTGTAATCGGGAGCCTATTTTTCTTTATGTTAGATTTCCGTTCAAGTCGGAAATCCTGCACCTGAAAAATGGGGTAGTCATATGAAAGAATCACCAGAAAATTCAAAGACGATACATGTCACCGCAAGCAACGGCGTTACCAATCGATTGTGGCTTTCTGATTTCGGTGCGACGAAAGGGGTAATAGGCGTTGCCGCGGAAGCTGTAGAAATCGCTAATGCCGAAGACCCGTTAGACCCTGCAAGCAAATCGGCACGTATCGATGTCAACGTATTATCCGGCGATGTAAGCGATACGGCATCGAGGTTGATACGTCCTGGCGCATCACAATCCAGAACGCAAAAAGTTCGATGCATTGCTTACAAAGGTGTGGACGGCGACGTTGACCTTGAGATAACTATTTTGTGGTGATCACCGATGCAACCCGGAAACGTAAGTTCATCCAGCGGACCTGTGGCAGGTTCTTTGGGAGATTTAGACAACGACGATGAGACGTATCTTTCAGGTACCGCCGAGAAGGATTTGTATGAATATTCCAATACTGATGATAAGGTAAAAGAATTCATCGGGACGGTTTTCTTATACAATCTTACCGCCGCGAAGATCGTTACCATCCGAGTAAAGGAACTGGATGATGGAACATATCGTGATATTGACTCAAAGACATACACGGTAGGAACTGACCCAAATCCACATCTTGAATTCAAATCGGCAAAAAGCGTCAAAGTGTCAATGCAAATAGACATAACAGAGGGCGTCAACAAGACCATTCCTAAATCTATCACCAAGACCGATTACGCTCGGTAGTAGGTGCTGATATGTCTAAAACAGTGATTATAACCGACACCTTAGTATCTGATTCTTTTCAGAAGGTATCTTTCAGTTCTGCAGACGACGCAAGAAATGCCACAGAAGCAGATAGCACACTAACGAGAGAATGGTTGGAAATATTTGTGGGTCATTCTGGAGGTATGTTTGAAACCTGGAATGCCCGCCGTGCTGCATTAGTCTATACACCACCAGCAGGCATTACATTGGCAAGAGCGATATTGAGATTGTGGTGCAATCTTAAAGGTGTTGAGGATACAGATTTGGTATTTGTAAAAGGCGACGGAATTCACCCGAGTATTCCCGTCGTCGTTGGAGATTTCAATAAAGCATATTGGGGCGCTCTCGTTAAACGGGTACCTACGACGACAATAACCCTTAATGCATACAACGACATAGAAATACCAGTCTCTGGTTTGATAGTTGATGGAAAAATTAAACTATACGGATTATCAGGTAGGGATTATGATGATCTACCAGCGAATATAAATTATGGCGCTCGATTCGATGCATCGGCTTACCCACACCCGCCTAAGATAGAATTAACATACTTTTTACCACAACAAGCATTAAAAAGCCCGCTTTCAACAAAGAAACCACTCGGGCAACTGGTGTGAGTATGAAATCGAATCAAATGGGTACATTACACCCTTTTGAAACCTTCGAAGATATTAAATCTTCGATGCGTCATATATGTATAGTGTGAACTATTGAAGGTGAATCATATGGTAACGGTCACAAAAGAGGACGAAGTCCTCGTCGAGAAGGTCAAGCAGATACAGGTGCTTAAGGCTGAGTTGGTGTAATAATGATAACCGCACCAGGTATTTCTAAGAAGGTCCTTGCCAAGGTGATGTAAGATGATGAAAGGCGAAGTTATCTCGGATAGAATCCTCAAGTCTATCAAGCGGTCTGATGGCCTCTCTAACATCCATGTCGCTGTCGATGGTGAGGAACATTGCATCTGTGGCCTGGATGATAAGACAGACCCGATAGAATTCATTAAGTCCCAGAAACAATCACAACTGAAAGAGGAATTGATAAGGGTGAAAGAGGACATCAAGAACTGGAAGGGGCAAGAGGTAATGATGGATGATAAGGGGAAGGTAGTCATAAGTCAGAAGGACATAGATGATAGGTTGTTGGAATTATATGGGAAGAAGGAAGTATTGACTGCTAAGGTGGTTTCTAAGTGACGGTATACACCATTGCTGCAACAACTTTTTGGACTCTGGGAGCACCTGCTGGATTAGGCGATGGTTCCTCCTATGCCAATCGTATGACAATTCCTGCCGATATAACGGGAATAGTGACAACAGATACGGCTGGAAGATATTTATATATTGTAAGAGAAACGAATGACCTTACAGTGTCTTGTGGTAATGGTAATTGCACATTCTATAATACAATTACCATAACAGGGGATGCAGTTGGGGGAGTTTATCCCGATGACCCAACCGTAGGATACAGATTAGCATTGTCGAATGTGGCAGTATTATATGTTCTTTCGGGGAATATGTCTTATGTCCATTTGGGGATGTCAGACTATGCCCTTACAGTGAGTAGAGTCGCTTCAAGTGTTACATTTGTAGGATACCCAAGTTCAGCAACAGAAATTAAAAGAGGCATCCATCTATATATGTATAAATCCTCAATCGGAACCGCAACGGGACATTATGTATTTATTTTTTATCCGAGTCATTACCTGCGAGAAACTACTATTAAAAAAGACCCATCTTCGGCTACTTGGTTAGAAAATGGTATGGACATATCGGGAGAATTTTATTGGCACGATTTTACTATTGTCGTTCCAGGGATATGTTGTGTAGGTCAATTCGCCCCAAGAGTTTATATTATAGGCACAATAACCTTTTCATGCCCAACCGCATATAATAATGATTTTATCGATGTTACAAAAGTAAGAACAATTAATATCAGGGCGGTGGATGTTTCAGGAAATCCATATACTGATATTTTATTTTCCATAGAATATACGGGTGGTGAGACAAATTATAATAGAATAACCAATGATATTTTTAGATGTAGAAAGACCGATGCTACTGGTAGGCCACATCTCACACAAACAATTATCAGAAATTATAATGCATTATTCACCGTATCCCAGATACGCAATGAAATGAGGGCTTTGTTTGTTCCATATAATATAGGGTATCTGAAAAGTGGAACGGGGTATGTTCAAATTTCTGCTGTCAGTCCTACAATAAAAATCTGGGCAATGAACGCAGGCATTGTAAAAACAGTGACTCAGGCAATGGCATCTGACTATGGAACCGATGCAGTTCCTATTGATATTACAATTCCAGCATACACTGTCCCAGAAACATTCCAGGATAACATTGCCGTCCTCCGCAGAAAGAAATCTACCGATACCTGGATACCTATCAGACTGATGGATGCTAATAAACTCGGTGTCGTAGGGCAATTAGTGGCAGACCTTGAAGTAGAATATAAAAAAGAGAGTGATACGGCCTGGACCGCTTATGTTCCTATCGCAGCAGAATGGAAGGAACAAGGACATGGCTATTATTCCCTTAACATAGGTGCGGGAGAATTTACGACCTCAAACGTAAATTACATGGTGAAGGTCAGGGACATTCTGAACCTATCCCATGTCTACCAGTGTGCGGTGGAGGTCAATGACGATTCTATCGATGAACTGATGGACAACATAGGCACACCAGCGAACATAGACGGCGGTGGTGCAAGCATAGCAGCGAATATTAAGAAGTTGGCGGATGATAATGGCGGTGCAACCTTTGACGCCACAACCGATTCTCAAAATAAAATATCTGCAAACATTGGCAATCCTTCCGCAAGAACGAATTTAAAGTCTATTGAAACAATGCTCGGAAATCCAGACACTGCATTAAAATCGATTTACACAGATATGGCAAAAGAATTATCGGTTACTGGTGTTAAGACCGATACGAACAACATCCGCACCGTAGATGTTCCAGCGATAACGGGAGCCATATCGACATCGGAGGGAAATATCCGTGGTTCTGATTCAGACGACCTGAAGGTTATTTCCGACCAAATAGACGGTGTGGCTACTAATGCGTCAAGTGCCGCCGGTGATGCATCGGCGATTAATTCGAGACTACCATCTGACCCAGCGGATGAAAGCGACATCGAAGGCGCAATATCGACCTCCCAAGGTGTAATTACTGGCGCAATAACTACCTCAGAAGGCAATATCGAAGATTATATAGATGGTGCAGTTGGGGATATTACCGATGCAATCACAACAAGCGAAGAAAATATCCGCGGAACAGATGACGATGATCTAAAAGTTTTATCTGACCAACTTGATACAGTTACCGAGAGGACAGAAAACCTACCAGATGACCCTGCAAGCGAAGCCTCCGTGGAATCAGCGATAACTACCTCTCAAGGCGTCATAACTGGGGCGATCACCACGTCGGAAGAAAATGTCATCGAAGCAGTTGAATCGATAGACTTATCATCATTGACAACGTTATTAAACGATATAATGGACATCTTAGAAAACAAACTCGAATGGCACGGGCAACAATTGTGGCTATACGACGATGCAGGAACCACCGTAATCAAAAAGTGGACATTCACTAAATCAGGCGGTGGTAATTTCACAATACAAGGAACTGGTCCAGCAAATCGCGGAAATCAGGTGTTATAAAATGTTCCCACAACAAGGACTCGGTATAGGATCCCAAATCGCTTCATACGGTTTGGCATCATACGTACCTCAGCGAGAATGGTTAGATATACTCGAATTCACATTATATATAGATAGGACGGACGCTTTCGTCCTTGAAAGGTGACGCAATGCCCGACGAAGACATAATGCTCATAGATGCATACGTGCATAGGGAAGAAAGCCTTTCCTTGTCGCTTCTGTCGTCGTTGGATTTCAATCTAACCTTAGAACGTGAGACAACCGTTCAAGTCATTGTAAAAACGCAAGAAAATCAAGAGGTGGATTTATGAGCAACGTCGTCGAAGAGGTGCATGTGGGTGACATCGGAACAAAGTTCTTGGTAACCGTCAAGGAAGGCGATGACCCAGTGGACATTTCTGAAGCAACTACAAAGAATATTATTTTTAAGAAGCCGAACGGAACATCAGTGACAAAGGCAGGTATTTTTGAAACTGATGGAACAGATGGTAAGATTTATTACAAGACGCTTTCTGCGAGTGATCTGGATGTTGCAGGTATCTGGACGATTCAGGCAAGCATTGTTCTTCCATCACTTGGGACCTGGAAATCATCGATAGGTAATTTTAAAGTCTATGATAATCTTTGAGGCGAAATATGGCTATTGAAAACTTAAATTGGTTGGGCGAACAACCAAATCTATCTGCGGCGATGGCTTACGCAAAGAAACAAGGATACATATCAAGATTGGCTAATCGTCTCGTTTATGTTCATTCGTCAACAGGAACTATAAGGGTGATCACCAAAGGAACTGAAACAATTTTAACACCAGCGGTTAGTGGGTTTACGGGACAATTTGAAGACGCTCAAGGAAATACGGTAATGGTTGCAAACGGTATAATCGTTGCTATTATACCTCCTGTACCACCGCCGCCACCGTAATGGAGGGAGAAATATGGCAATAACAGAAAAGGAATGGGCAAGATTTGAGAAAATCGTCGAGGCAAAAGCGGCGGCGGGCGTCGCAAGCGCAATAAACACCCACAAAAAAGAATGTTCGGACGAAATGAAGGAAAAGTTTATTCCTCGAAGCGATTGCCAAACGAGACGTGAAAGATGCCAATCTCGGGTGCATTCACGTATTGACAACGATATAAAGAAGCCAAAGGGTAAGCATGTATGCGCGGACGGGGAAAATTGTGGCGAGGAGGAAAGCGCAATCGTGATACACTTTAAAAATAATTCCACCAAGTATATCGTTGGCGCAGTGGTCACGATTCTTACTGAATTCATATTAATAGTTGGTGGTCTTCTTGCATATTTTAAGATAATATGAACTATACACCATTGGTGATTTCCTGCGGGTGATTAACTATTGCTAACCCTGTTTGCCGCAGATTACTGACAAATAGCCAGTAGGCCGTCCATAAGCCATTTTGCGATAGGTAATTTATCATCATATTTACGGCGCTATTTCTGTCCCGATCAATCTTATTACCACACTTATCGCAAATATATTCCCGTTTTTCTAAAGGCATTTTCATCATGTTTCCACAACAACAACATTTCTGGGATGTCTTGTATTCGTTGTTTTCTATTACTCTTTTACCTACGAGTTTTGCCTTGTAGGTTAGAAAACTAACAAATCGGGAAATTATTCCTGTGTTGTGCAGACTTCGATGTAATCCTTTTTGTCGCTTATCAATTTTACACATTTGTTTTGGTGATAAATCACCAACTATTATCGTATTTGCTTTTGTATTATCTATCACCTTCCTTGATAATTTATGAATATTATCCTTCATTTGATTAGAAGATTTTTTTATTAATTTATTCCAAACATCATTATAAAATATCCATTTTCTACTGTATTTTTTGCAATGATCTTTTCTGCTTTGAATATCACTCAATGATTTTTCCCAATATCTATCAGGTCGTTGTATCGTTGTTTCAAAAAATTTACCTGACATATTAACCGCGGTGTGCTTTAATATTCCCAAATCGAACGCTTGGTATAATCCATTATCTGTAAATTCATTTTCCTTAACGTCATAGGTAATAGATAAAAAGTATTGTTTACCATTTTTATAGACATCAACTTGGTATATTTTATCGAATATGAATTTTTCAGGAATTTTAAAGTTGAGTTTAATTTTTGATGGATGTTTATGTGATAATGTTATTATCCCCTTATTTAATTTAAATCCGCTTTGATTATAACACATCGTGGTAAAATGTTTTTCACCTTTATAATTAGGTTGCTTCGATGTTGCATCTTTTTTTATCAACGCAAAAAAGGATTTAAAATCGTTGTCAAGATTTTTCAAAGTCATCTGTAAAACTTTACTATAAACCCAACAATATTCTGGATATTTTTCCTTAGTTTTAGGTAAACCATTTTGTTGTTTGTTGTAATCTAAATATATACCTTTTACAAATGCTTCCTTTCTTTCTGTTAATGCAAAATTATAAATCAACCTGCATTTTTCAGATAACGCAATAAGAACCATTTCCTGTTCTTTTGTTGGTGATATTTTTATTTTTTGTGTCAATTGCATGTTAATAAGAATTATATTCGATATTTATAAATTTATCATTCGTTTGTATGACAAATAATTTAAAATACTTGCACCGTTATATATATCATTATGCCAGTTATGTTTTGCATGGTACAGGACATCAATGATATATTGGGTAAATATTCATCTGATAATCAAGTCTGGATAATATCTGGTGGGAAATTCGACCCCAGTATGGTAGAAAGACTTATCGCGCGAAAGTCAAAACGCATTAACGAAGAGCACGGGATGAATTTTAATCCAACAACCGTCACTGATGAATATCACGATATTGTTGGAAATCCAAGAATGCCTCTCGATAAATATCCAGTCATATCGGTAACCGAATTGTCGGTTTATGACGGCACAGAATACACACTCGCAACTCAAGGTCGTGATAGAAACAACGACGATTATTGGCTTGAGAAGCCGAATTCTGGTATGGTACGATTTTGGGATACACCAGATGTCGGAACGGAAAGAGTAAAAACAACATACATATACGGGCATTCTGAAATACCTTCTTATGTGGAAGAATGTTGCATCTTGATGACTGCGGTCGATCTGGCAACTTCAAGAGAATTCCAAGAGGAATGCAAAGAACAAATAAACAAATGGGAAAAGGTAATAGGCGGTTGGATGTCCCGCGTGGAAGAATTGCTTAATACAAAGATTCGCCATAAAAACCTTGCCGTTCATACGATAGGAAAATGGCGGGATGAAAGCGTTGTTTCCGAACTCGAAGACATGACGGATGAATAACTATGGCGGTAGACGACATTGACCCACGGAAGGTAGTCAAAGATTTTATACTTGCAAATTTCACGATAACAGGTTGGACAACCAAAGTTAATGAGGCGTATTTTGAGACGAATCGTCAAGACGAACGCCAGATATACTTGACAGGAAAAGACGGTAAATTCCAACCAATTACAAACTATCAACAAAGAGATATGGATAGGTCGTCGTCGCCTACAATTTATCAAGCGTCGATTTTTGTTCATGTATCTGGTTATAACGAGGATATCCGACGTGAAATGGTGCATGAAATGAGACGCATTTTCCAAAATACGACGTTATCACACAATCCTACCGATTATGTAGATGATCTAATAATTGAGAACGATTGGGCGATTGATAAGAATAAAGCAAACGATTGCCTAACATGGGTGCAAGTCTTTGAGGTCACCGTTTTGTGGTGAAAAATATTTATATAATAATAATTCGCTTCAAAGATTGATTGTTATGTCGAACAAAGAAATATTAACTCTATTATCGGGAAGCGAATCGACACTTATGCCAACGGGATATGGCGTCGTTATGGCAAATCTTTTACCACGTCTTGCGAAACGTGGCTGGAAATGTTATCACGTCGGTTGGCAACACAACGGAATGCCGCAAGAATACGGCGACGGAAAAGGTGGGATATATCTTCAATTGAACCACGGGCTAACGTCGATGCTCGACCCTGCCTTCCCAGAAAAGTTCCCGCATTATTTGAAGACGTTTAAACCCGATTGTGCATTTTCACTAATCGATTATTGGTTTACGGAGGGATTGATAGACTATTGTAATGAGGCAGGCGTTCCTTACGTGAACTATTTCCCCGTCGATGGTGACCCGTTCTATACACCGTGGCTTGATATGATAAAAAAGACGCATACACCTCTCGCAATGTCAAAATATGGACGTGATGTGGTCACGAAAGCGGTTATGGATTTTGGTCGAGGTGGATGGACAAGACATTTCGGAATGCCACATCTATACCACGGCGTTGATCTGGATACTTTCAAACCTCTGGCAAGAAATCTTAGAGAAGAAAATCGCCAAAACTTCTTTAAGAAAAACCCAGATACGTTTTGCGTGGGTGTCATAGGCAAGAATTGTATGAGAAAGCAACATACAAAAGTAATAGATGCTTTTGCCAAATTCGCCAAGGATAAGAAAGACGCCGTTATGCTTATGAAAGTTGGCGACCCCGCAAATAGAACAATGCAAGGAAATAACCTATACGAATACATCAAGCAAAAGAAGATCGAACAAGGAAAGGTATTGTTCATCGACCAAACGGATAAACTCGATGACGGTATTCTCGTTTCACAATTGGCGGCTTTCTATAATTTGTTTGATGTTTATGCGTCATCGACAAGTGGCGAAGGCTTCGGAATACCAACTGTGGAGGCGATGGCTTGTGGCACGCCTGCGGTGATCACCGATTATACATCGAGCGCCGAACTTGTAGGCGACGATAGAGGCTTTTTAATCCCACCTAATGATTACGTCATGGGCGAATACAACATACGGAGGGCTATTGTTGACGTTGACGAAATGGCAAAAGCCTTCCAGTATGCATACGACAACAGAAGCGAAACGCGGAAAATGGGAGAGGCAGCCTTCAGATTTGCAAAGAAGAACTTTGGGTGGGACGACATAGCAAACGAAGCCAACTTTATCTTGCGAAAGGCGGCTAACGAACGTATGGAGGTGAAAAAATGAAGCGATACGGAGCTGATTTTTTCGACGAAGAATATTTTACCAAGGATACGAAGTCAAGTTATGGCTTTTCCAATCCTCGAGGTGGATATACTCGTGAAATATATTTGCCTTTCAAGATCGAACAATGCGCCCAAATTTTAGACATGGCAGGATATACGTTCGGTAAGAAGTTCGGTAAATCACGATTGCCAAATAATGTCTTAGTTCTTGGATGTGCCGTCGGCTATCTTGTCGAGACGTTGCAAAAGAACGCAAAGGTTGACGCAATGGGGATAGACATTAGCGCATATGCGATTGGTCGTGGCGTCAACGAGGGAATAAAGAACCTGTTCGTAGGCGACGTTTGCGAACTTGACAAGAACAACATAAAGGACAATATGTTCGAACTCGTCATATCTATGGAAGTTCTTGAACACATTCCAGAAGACGACGGGCAACTATCAAAAGCAATAGATGAACACATAAGGGTAACCAAGGACTTTCTTGTTGTAAGCACACCGATAGGAAAAGAAACAAACGAACCCACAATATCGATAGGTAAGAATAAAAATCCCTCTCATTTCAGTCTTCATTCTCCCAATTGGTGGGCAAATGAATTTGAGAAAAGAGGTATGAAGACGTTTCAGCAATTCGAATCAAAAGGCGTTTGCGTTATCGTCTTCGAAAAACCATGCACCAAAACGAATTAATAGGATACAATTCATTATTCCAGAAATTCGTGGAACATCATAAAGGTACATTGTTGAGGAACGGTTCCTCGCCGATGCAATTTTCTGTTCTGTTAATATCGGGCATCACGTATCGCATGAAGTTCAATTATAAATGCAACATCAACGGCGCCCGAGTGATTGCAAATCTTTATAGAAACACAGATATGGATTTCGCCCATAAAATAGTTACCTTGAAATGCGAAGATTCTTTTTTATCCGTGTCAATAGATTTAAAATGTCCTGATCTGGATATGCCGTATGAAGCATTTGTCAGATTATGGGTTGAGGACACTGTAAGCCGTGTATTAATTGATTGTGTATCGATTGAATGCATCGAACCAGAAAAGCCTAAACCTGTGCAAATATTACCTATTATTCAACCACAACCACAACCACAACAAATAAAGGAAGTCATCGAAGAGGTCATAAGAGAAAAAACACCTAAGAAAATAAATAATTCAAAAGAAATAAACGTATTAATGGTGGAAAATTCACTATGCACACGGGCGATAAAAGAGGCTCTCGCATTAAAGTCCCATGTGGGCAAAATAGTGATAATATCAAGATATACACCCGACAACATCACAATTCCTGGAATTACAATTTACAATACATCGATGGACGGACCCACGATGGCGAAACATGTAGAAATAAATAACATAAACGTTATACATTGTCATAACTTTCCAGACGAACAGGCTTTAACGGCAATACAATTGAGAAAGAAGTATGATATAAGCGTCATTCACGATAGCCACGAATTGGGTTATTTAAAACCTTATTCGAGGAATTATGATCTTGTCAAGAAAGAGGAAGAAATCGCCAACAAGCAATCAGACGGAAGGGTTTACGTTTCATATCCGATGCTCTATTACTACATGGGCAAATACGACGTGGACATAAATAAATCGATTGTCTTGCATTCGATGCCGTCAACGTTGCAACTACCTAAAAAATTCGAACCAAGACTTAATGATAAATATCTTTGGGGCGTTTACGAAGGCGGAATGGGAGGGTATCGTGATTCTACGGACGATTTTAGCGCAATAGCAAAACGTGGAGCCAAGATAGATGTTTATCCCACCTTCTCTGCAAAGCCTTCCAAATTATACAATATCAAGAAAAAACTCCCATATGCCGAACTAATACAAAGGATGGCGAAATACGATTTTGGTATAATCCCAGATGTGCCAGTAGGCGTCAAAGAAAGAACATCTACTTTCTCAAATTGCACAAACAAGTTATGGGATTATATCGCTTCAGGATTACCAGTATTGTGTAATTACGGTTTGCAAAAGTCTCACCGTGATATTGTCGAAAGCAATTATATCGGCGGTGAAATTAGCAATGGTTGGAACCGTGAAACGTTAGAAGCGTGGCGGAAGAATGTTGCATTGGTAAAACATAAGTTCGTCATGGAGAATCACATTCATAAACTCGTAGAACTATACAAGATATGTATCGAAGGTGTAAAATGAGAAAAGTTCTATTCATTTCGGCGCATACAGACGACATCGAACTTTCCTGCCCGATCATGGCTAAAAAGTTGGTCGATTCTAAAAAGTTCGATACGATGCATGTCACCTTCTCACCTTGCATTGTAAGTTTACCAAATGGGTATGAACCGACTGCTACCATCAAGGAATGGGAAACAGCGCAACGATTGGTAGCAATAAAGACGCATAAACTCTATGACTATCAAGTGAGAAGATTCAACGAACAACGACAAGAAATATTGGAGGATATGGTAAAATTAAAGAAGTCATACAACCCAGATATCGTCGTTGTTCATCACCCAGAAGATTTACACCAAGATCATGCGCAGTTAGGCATCGAAGCAATGCGGGCTTTTCCGAAGGCGACAATCTTCTTTTATGAACATCACAAATGGACAATACCCGAACCTAATTTTTATGTATCGTTCGACGAAGACGGGTTGGCATTCAAGATTAAAATTGCCAAAATATACAAATCACAACTCGAAAAATTCGATTACATACAAGCGATAAAGACCTTGTCCTCATTTAGAGGAATGAACGCAAGGAACCTAACTATGAAATATGCCGAAGCGTTCAAGATGATAAACGGAAAATGGGGTGATTTATTTGGCTAAGCATGACGAACCTATAGAGTGCCCTTATTGCGGTGAGAAAATCATCGTCAAAGGAAATCCGAACCAAGTTACCTGCCCGTCTTGCAAAGGACTGGTATGCGTTGGGTGCCACCTATGATAGTTGGGCTTTGTTGCGTCTTGAATGAAGCCGAAATCATAGAACGATTCCTTCTCTATAATCTTCCGCTTGTCGATAAGATGATAATCGCGGAAGGCGGGGTGATCGGGCATCCGTTTACTACACCAGACGGACATTCCATCGACGATACGTTATTAATCCTTAAAGCATACTTGCACAAATACCAGCATAAGATGGTATTAATCACAAACGACCCAGATGGAAAATGGCTATCTAAACAAGACCAACAAAACGCAATGCTCAATCATGTGGAACCTGGCGATTGGTGCATTACATATGGTGCAGATGAATTCTATGACCCCGATATGAGATTAAAACTTCAAAGACTTATCAAAGAATATCCAGAAATCGGTGAATTTGTCCCGTCGGTGATTAACTTTTGGGATAAAAATAAAATCTTTGTAGATAAAGAATCTGGTAACATACGAACTATGCAACGTCACCAAAAGTTTTTCAAGTATCAGGAATATATGTATTATGTCAATCATCCAACGATAAATGACGGGGACAATCGTGATACTTTCTTTAATCAATACTACAAAGACAGGAAACTATACCTTGACTTGAAGGAGGGCGACGCATACAAGTTTAACTTAGTTGGAAAGATTGCGAAGGAAAGCGACCCCGTGATTTCGGTGTATCATTATGGCTTTTGTAGGAATAGATTGCATCAAGTTCGAAAGCACATCTATTACCTAATGCGGGACCGAAATATGTCCTTTGAAGACGCAATAACATTCCTTAAGAAGAAAACCAACAACGACCCCAAAGTTATTTTTGGCTACATAGAACAAATACATAACGCCGCGGATGTCGTCTTGGTCGATTACGATAAAGCGCACCCGTTGAGTGATTTTGTCTTCGATAATGAAGACGTTGATCTGGACAAAATCACTAAGGAAGTTGGTACCTTTTCTGAAATTGCAAAGAAATAAAATTAAATACTTATAACGGTATATATATCGTTAGTGGTTAAAATGATTGACAAGCAACCTAAGATTTATACCGAGAAAGACCTTGCGAACTTGACAAAGAGAGCCAAACTTCTTGAAATCGTCGAAGACTTAGAGAAGCGCGGTGCTAAGGTCGACATGACAAAGTATCCATCGAACACTTTGAAATACCTGCGCCAAGCGGTTCTTGATGCACAAAAGCAACTCGAACCCACACCCGCACCCATTGTCCCTCCTGCGCCTGTAAAAGCGCCAGAACCTCCGAAGCCGATTCCTCCGATATTGAAGTCATCGACGCCTCCGCCGATGCCGGTGATCACCCCCAAGCCCGTTCCCGCACCTGCACCAAAAACAGCGCCCGTGACCCCTCCCGCTCCCGTCCGCGCACCCACACCAGCGGTCGCACCCGCACCCGTGCAAGCGCCGAAGCCTGTGCAAGCGCCGCCAAAGCCTGCCGTTCCGAAGCCCAAGATCGATTGGCGAACTTTGCCTGAATCGACGCCAGAACAATTCGTCCGCAAGGCATATTGGAAGATTCTTGAAAGGGAACCCGATGCGGGCGGTCTTCAATGCTATGTTTCATACATAAAGGGGAACATGCCTCGGGAACAGGTAGAAGGTGCATTGAAATCCTCACCCGAGTATGCCGCGTTGCAAAGACGCAAGCAAGCCTCCAAGTAAACAACCAAAAGTTGTTTCATAAATTCTTCGTCGCATAGTGAAAACTTTCTCGGTATAATTTAGGTGTCTTGCGAATGGACGGTATTAATTTTAACACAATATATATTTATATTCTGGTAACGATTTTATTTCACTAATGATATAATAAAAAGGTGAAAAATATGGCAACTGGTGGTCATGCATTTACCGGTGTTACGGGCAAGATAACGACAGGCGGCTCTATTGAAGGATACGTCGAAGCGGACTTTAAACTCGAATACGACATGGACAAATACATCGAGCAGGGTTCGAATGTTGCAATAGATCATACCTTTGGGATGAAGAAGGTCACGGGCAAGATAACGAAGGCATGGGGCATCACAACGGGACAGTTATATGACTGGTTCAACAACAAGGAAGAGAAGCTCATCGTCTTCGACCCCGGCGACGGCAACAATACCTATACCTGCTCCGGGTGTTCTTTGAAGTCTTTGGGTTCGAGCATCAAGGCAGGGGATAAGGGCGCATTGATGCTTAACGCTGACTTCGAAGGGTTGAACTGGTCCTCCACGGATAATTCATCATAAATCACGGTCGCAACATCATAAGGACGTGGTATAAATGTCGTCAAAAAAGGCAATGAGCTGGATAGAGGTCGAGCTGGACGTTCCTAATCGAGTCATCGAAGTCAATGTGGAAGATCTTGGCTTCAAGTCTATCAACGAAAGGGGCGAAGAGGTGCCCTTAAAGACGTTGAACGTTAAGGACCTTTCGAATGACGACGTTATGATGCTGCAAATAGACCCCGACCTTGAAAGGGTGTCTGGGTTTATTAATGATGCAAGCACACCTAAGGGGCAAATGTTCGGTATTTTGCTCACGTATAGGCGCATGTTGAAAGGCAACCCGAATCTTGAATTTACCGAGAAGCAGTTCAGGAAATTCTCGACGACAAGGACGGGGCAACTTGCGAAGCGTATAAACGAAGCGATCACCAACACTCAAAAAAAATTAGAGAATTCGCCAAGTCAGATGAAGGACAATTCCTCGCCCAAGTAATGCGTGAAAACAACCTGAATCTAATAGAGTGGAATCAACTTGACACAATAGAGAAAAATACGTTGATTCACCTAACATCAGAACGCAATCGCAAAGAACATTTGAACAATATGTAGGCGAAGATATGTCCGAGGTACTTACTCTTGCAATAGCCATAAAAGGCGTAAACGATTTTACCGACTCGTTCAATCAAGCAAGGAACGAGATAGGTGGACTTCAAGGTGTCGTTGCAGGCGTAGGCGCTGGGATTGCTTCGGCAGGTGTTGCGATTGCGGCGGCTGCAGTAATGGCGGGCGTTGCATTTAGTAAAGCGTCGATAACGGCAGCCTCCGACTTCGAACGTGAGATGGTAAAAGTCAAAGCAGTGAGCGGTGCGACCGAGGAAGAGTTCGACGCATTGCAAACAAGCGCAAGAGATTTGGCAAAAAATACCGAGTTCGCCTTCAAAGATGTTTCCAATTCTATGATAATATTTGGTAAAAGTGGTCAAAATGCAAATGATATAATGACGCTTACGGCACAATCGGCGTTATTGGCAAGAGCATCAATGACCGACCTAAATACCGCAACTATGATATTAGACAATGCTATGGATTTATACGGATTTAAAACCGCAGAAGCAGCACGAGTATCAGATATTATGACTTATGCGGTAATAAATTCTGACCTCACAATGGAAGGATTGGGCGATGCATTATCGGCAATAGCCCCGATCACAACGGCGGCTGGGATATCCTTTGAAGAGGTGACGGCTGCTTTATCGACGTTGGCTAACTCTGGTATGGACGTTTCCACCGCTTCGTCAGGTTTAAGATTATCGTTGTCGCAATTATTAGACCCCTCCACAGAAGCAATATCGACAATGACACGGTTAGGACTTGAATTTAATACTTTCACAATCGAAGGCGAAAACGCAAAAGAATCTTTGAAGTCTCAGATTCCTATCTTGAATGCCTTGCAATCAGAACAAGCGTCGTTAGAATCGAGTACCAAATCTATCAATGACGAAATGGCGGGCATAAATTTTACCATAGGTGCAAACAATCAGCAAATACAAATCCACCAAGAAGCGATAAACACGATAAGTGGTATGTATTCGGCTTGGGATGACCAGATCGCCAGTTTAAGAAGCGACATGCTTGGTCTCCAGGATTCTATGTCTGCGTTTTCGCTCGATATGAAGAAAAACAATCTCGAAGTTATGGAAATACGTCAACAAGCCGATAGAGAAGGACGTGACCTGACCGAACAGGAACAATCAAGGATTAAACAACTTGAGGAAGCGAATGACGAACTAACGATACAAAGAGAGAAGGCAGGGATACAACAGGAAGAACTTGGTAACAACATTAAGAAGCTCGAAGCGGATAAAGCCGCACAAATCAAAGAAGCCGCTGCTTCTGAAATATCGGCTATTGAAACGTTGCAAGCGTCGAATCTTGCATTAGGTGCCCAACGTGACCAATTAACTTTGAAGTTGCAGGAAAATTCTATTGCACAACAACAAAATTCTGACCAGTTAGCATTGCAGGAACAAAAGGTAAAAGACTTAACGGCTGCAATGCAAAACGGGGTAACAGGCGTCGTTAGTCTTACCGAAATAATAAAGCAACTTGAAACATCCGGTATTTCCTCTGCTGATATGATCGAACTATTTGGAGCCCGTGGTGCTTCTGCAATGTTGTCTTTGAAATCGCAAGGTTCGGATGCCTTGGGAGCATTTACAACCGCATTAACAACGTCTCAAGGTGCAACTCAATCAACTGCAGATATCATGAGCGGTACAATGGACTTATCATTGCAACAAACGAAAAAAGGTTGGCAAGATTTAGAGATTGAAATAGGTAATATGTTTATACCGGTGGTTAAATCGGTTCTTCCGTTATTGACATCTATAATACCGAAGTTCGAAGGTATTTTAACTATCTTGCCAAGTGTCGCAACGGCGATAAATCCATTGGTGACATCACTCGGAAGTATTGTCGAAATGTTAATGCAAGGTTCGCCATTGATGACAATGTTTGGCGATTCTACATCTGGGTTAACACCGATATTCGATCAACTTGCGCCCGTTGTTGATAGTGTGGGCAGTTTACTCGGTCAACTTGCAGTTCCTATGGAACAACTGGGAAAACCGATGATGGCATTATTGCCCGTCGTTTCTGGTTTGATAGAGGTAATAACTGCAGTATTTCAACCGATAATGGCTTTGATGCCTGCCATCCAAATGCTTGCGGGATTTGTATCGAGCGTTTTGCAGGTAGTCCTTCAAGCGATAACGCCAATTTTCACGGCACTTGGTGATGTCCTGATTGGGTTAACACCACTATTCGGTGCAGTCAACAACGTTATAATGGCATTGAAGCCTCTACTCGATTCATTGGCTCCCATAATTGGTGCAATCTTGACGCCGATAATAATGGAACTTACGGGCGTTCTGGGTATGTTAACCCCAGTATTCGAATTCGTTGCAACAGTGATAAATGAAGTAGTTGTACCAAATATTTCCTTCCTTGTCGCCATACTTGTCGAATTAATGCCCATAATAATGGCTCTAATTTTACCCACTGAAGCATTAACATTAATCTTTGAAACGCTCACACCCATTCTCGAAGCGTTCTTCCCGATACTCGAAGCCCTTTTACCGTTGTTCACTTTGTTTAATGATATTCTTGAACCGTTTATACCCATCATTGGACAGGTCGTCGAAGTCTTGACGCCTCTTCTGATAGTCTTAACGTATCTATTGACGCCTATTGGACAAATCGCTTTATTGATAATGGGCGTTCAATTGGCGATTGAAGGTGTCGTATATCTTTGGGACATGTGGTCCGACCAGATGGATACTTCTGTAGCCGCTTGGATAGATTTGCTTACACCAGTTTATGATTTATTCTGGGACATCTATGACATAGTTATGGATGTAGTTGATGCAATAACCTCCGCCGTCGATAAAGCGAGTGATCTAAAAGACACAGTATCTGGCGGAATTGGAGGTGCAATTAGCACAGCGGGAGATATTATCGGATTCGCTGAAGGCACTGGCGAAGAAGGTGTTCCGGCAACAGGACTTTATAAGTTGCACAAATCAGAAATAGTCTTGAACGCTGGTGAGTCAGCACAATATCGCCAACAATTATCCGCCGGTAATGTTTCTTCGAAGAACATGAATATTGGTAACCTTAACTTGACAATCAACGCAAATTCCGAATCCGAAGGAAAAGCCGCCGCAAAAGGATTCCTTGAAGAACTACATTCCGCAATCATACGTGGCGATTACGAGGTGGTATAAATTGGTGATGACTTGGGAGGATGACTTTCACGATACGACGAAGATAAAGCCGAGCACTGATAAGCGCATACTACAATATACCGCCGAAGGTTTGATAAAAGCAAATAAACTGGCGCAAGAATGCTTAATGGTCTCTGACGCTGAAATAAATACATTTTATTCTGCAATAGTTCTTGGTGGCTCGTCTTCAATAACATCAGACACACCCACTTTTCCAGTAGGTCGAAACAAAGCTGCGAAGGTGATCACCAACGGCGGACCAGTTGCTGTGTTCAAGTATTACGTTTCAGGAGCTGGGTTATGCGTCGGGGGGTGGAACGATTGGAAGGCTTCGTTCTATCTTCTTATAGATGCAACCATTATTGCCGGGGATGTCGATGTAGGATTTTATGCATTTCAACGGGCGACTGACGATTTCGCCACTGGCTATGCAAGTCTTCCATACGCATACATCGGCACGAGTTCTGGACAATTTTTCAAGGTTGTTCCTGACGGTAATGGTATTGCGATTGATTCCGAAATTGCAATGCCGACATTAGCGAAGACGCCACAAGGCGAATGGGTAAAAATGACAATAGAAAAATCAGGCGACAGGATACTTTATCACGTATTGAAAGAAAGCACATCCGAGGAAGAAACGTCTGATATATCACCAATCTTTGAAGACTTCGACGGACCTGTCTGTCTTGAAATCTTATTTACAGGCGGCGTTGGCGTCCATACCGTTTACATGGATAGCCAAAGACTTGAAACCTTCTTAAATCAAAACGACGACGAAATACAATATCCAGATCACCAACAAGAATTCGAAACAATCAATATAGCCCCGTCAAATTGGTATCAATGGGACAAGATAACGTTGGTTAAATCTGGTGAATCTATCCCTAATCGCAAGATGATAACAACGACCGTCCTTAATAGTGTCGGTGTGCCGATTGCTGGCTATGAAGACTTGACCGCGGCGGAAATCGATATCCACGACATCACTGAATCCAGTATATCTTTGCTTATCAAATTTAGAAATGAAGAAGGATACGATAGCCCGATACTTCAGGACTTAAAGGTAACTTACTTCGTGACTGGGGGCGAAGTATCGTTGGCGGTAACTGAAAATACATACAACGACGACATAATAACCCCAATCGTTACCAAAACTGGTTATCGCTTGACGTTCGACGCAACTTCTGTGGAACCAGAGGACCCAGACGTAACTGTCACCCATTATTGGTTCGATTTTGGGGACGGGTTGAATTCTGGATGGATTACTCATAACGTTGTCAATCACGTTTATAACAAACATTCCCAAAATGAATTAAGCGGCGTCTTCGATGCAAAGGTAAAAGTTAAGTATAGTAATGGCGCCGTAAGCGGATGGTCTAATACGATTGAAGTAAATGCCCAGAATTCTGCACCAGTTGCTCGATTGTGGGTTAAGCCTCTTGTATCAAGATTGTCTGGGGCAGGCATTTCTACATTATCGTTTTTCGGTAATGATTCGTATGATGTCGATGATAATGGATATATCGCTTCAGGAAATGGCTATCGTTTCGATTATGGCGACGGAACACCCGAAGCCTGGCAAACTTCACCGTATGCACAACATACATACAGTGGGGCGGGAATCTTCGTCGTAGGTCTAACAGTTAAAGACGATTTAAACGAAGCCAGCGACAAAATACTTATGAAGATTAAAATTTTGGACTTGTTGACTGCGACCACCATTTCCTTCAATAGACATCCCAGACAGGTAGATGTCGATTTAAAGTCCGATTACCAGATCACTCAAAATATTGGTGGAGGATATCCAGATGTCGAAGGCTTGGGAACGATGAACAAAGTTCTCAAGATTGCTGGACAGGCGCATATGACAGAAGCAGATATAACCTTGATGGAAGGTTATGTCATTGGGCAAACGCTTGTAAGATTTAATTACTTCGATGTCACCGGAGCCACCAAAGAATTCACTGGCTATATTTTATCTTTCAACCACTCAAGACGTGGTGGATATATCGATGACGTTCCGTGGACAGCAGTGATTCAATACAAGAGTGTTTAATATGTCTTTGAAGGTAAAATTAACCGAGCAAAACGGGCAAGTGTCATACGTTTACCCGTCCCGTATTGATGTCAAGATTAGCGAAAACGCTTCCACAGAAATCACGTTGACTTTCCCAAATGCTGGTGGTTTGAATACGTCGATAATGAGATTTGATGATCTAATCGAAATAGAAGAGGAACAATAATGGTAGTTTTACTCGATAAATCAGGAACAGCATTATCAGATTCGGTCGTGGGCACTAATACTACCTACGGTGCGAATTATTCAACTGATGGTGGAGCACATTTATGGACTTCGTTTTATACAAGTGCCGGTAGCAGTCAGAGATTTGGGCAATCTCTTTCTGCTGGACAAGACCTCACAAAAGACTTCCACGGTATTATGCATATAAGATCACCAACTAATCTTATTAATGCTCATGCCAATTCAATAGGTTTTCTGGGATTTTTTGAAGCGTGGTTATACGCTGATGTTCTCGGAGTATCAGTAGATAGGACTGGTGCTCTAAGGGCTCGTATCGATTCGCAACATGGGATATATCATAAGGACGAGGACATGGGATATTCGTTAAGTGATAATACATGGTATACATTGATATTGAGTTATAATGGAACATCCAAAAAATTAACTGTTTATGTATATGACGATGCAGGAACAACGTTATTGGCTTCATATGAAATAACTGCGGTCGTTGACACAGAAATAAATATAGCGGTATTAGGTGCCAATAACAAAAATATTAATCCGGATGCCAATTGTTGGTATGGCACGCCTGCAGATTGGTCACAATTACCGACAACAACCTGGTTATGTGATTCATTATATGCAGAAGAAGGTGAATGGTTTCCTCCTGCGCCACCCGTTGTTCAAACCGACCCAGCTTCCGCCATAACATCGACGCAAGCGACATTAAACGCCACAGTCATCGACGATAGTGGCGAAGATTGTGAGGTTTGGTTGGAATATGGGCTTGATACAGGTTATGGAACGGAAACAAATCACGAAACACAAAAGAGAATACCTGACACAATAGCAGAAAATATAACGTCTCTTGACCCAGATACTACATATCATTTCCGTGCTGTGATCATGAATAGCCAAGGCACAACATATGGCGCCGACGGTGAATTTGATACACCTCCATTACCAGCAATAGATACAGACGCAGCGACAGATATTGGTTATTTTGGTGCAACCGTAAATTCAGAGGTAACGGAAGATTCCGCTGAAGATTGCGAAGTTTGGTTTAATTATGGAAAAACTGTAGGATATGGTAGTTCAACATCACATCAAACAGGCAAAAGAGTTGGAAATACTCCTTTCGCCGCGTTGACAGGATTGGACCCAGATACCACATATCATTACCAAGCGGCTATCAGTAACAATCAGGGCGCAACTACTGGTTCTGATATGACGTTTAAGACGGATGAGCAACCTTGCCCGACGATTGAAACGCAAGCAGCAACCGATGTAGGCGATACATACGCAACAATTTCCGCCGAAGTAACCGAAGATTCTGGCGAAGATTGCGAAGTTTATTTCCAATATGGTAAAACTTTGTCGTATGGTTCAGAAACGACACATAGAACTGGCAAAAGGGTTGGAAATGTAATATCAGAAACAATAACTGGTCTCGATGACTTGACCGTTTATCATTTCCGCGCAGTGATCACCAATACCGTAGAAGACCCATATGGCGACGATTTGACTTTTGAAACAGAGTTAACCCCGCCAACCGAGGTCGACGATAGAATCTTTAAAGGAAATGTTTTGACGACCAAGATCACCCCTAAATCTGTCCAGTTCGCTTGTTATGATGTCTTGCAAGCATTGAACAACGAACACATTCCGCCAAATGAAGGAAAATATGCCGGCACAGATGCGGGCGCAATCATCAAAGATATTATTTCAAATTCTGGTCATGACATCGATTCTGGCGGTATCGACATCGAGACGGGCGTCATAGTTGACTCAATCGATTTAACAGATAAATCCAGACTCGAGGCGATAAAATTATTATTATATCTTGTCATCGGCGGCAACGACGACGGGACAATTTACCACATATACGTTAAAAATGATAGTGTGATATTTGCACCCCTTCCAGATTATGAAAATCAGGAACCAGCAGTGACATTAACCGATGCCGAAATCACCGATTTATCGGTTGAAATAGATGGCTCCTATTATTTCGATTGTGCAACAGTTGTTGGTGCAAATGGTGTCCGCGCATACTATCCAGGAAAATTAGACCCAGAGAATAATCCAATACCTGATTTCCCAGATAACCCAAGACACAAAAATATATCCGATACCTCGCTCATCGGTGTCGATGCTTGTTATCAAGTCGCCCGTGGATGGGTGAGAGCGCACAACGAGATACCAAAGAAGATAACTGTTAAGTTCGTGCCAGATCGCTTCGATTATTTTCCAGGACAAACGGTAGAAATCGATTCGGCACGATATAACGCCTATGGTAATTTTATCTTGCGTGAACTGGCTTGGACATACGAACGCAAGAAGACTATGGCATTTACATTGTCAAGCGTCGAAGTATTGAAGCCTACAACGTATATTAAGCCGTAAATGTTCGATTATCTATCCGCTTGATATGGACGACGTTCTCGATGATATTATCGAAAGCGTTATCATGCGACACAACAAACAATTGATTGAAGCCTTTGACGTTCCTTATCATTTCGGCAAGCGTTCCGCGTCTTTCACTATCAAGATTAATGGTCGGTTCGTCAAATATAGCAATATCTATGCCCGAGATGCTTTTCAACAATGCAAGACGTACCGAAATCGCTGCGACAACCTGCTCGCCTCCAGATAGTTGGTGGAAAGATTTACCGTCAATGACTATCTCATAGTTGTTCGTCCACGTCAGAATGGAATTAGTCTTCGTGATGTCGTTAAATATCATGTTCGCCTCATAGTTGATATTTGCGACATATTGTTCCACCAGATTTTCAGGTATCTTCTTGACGATTTCGCGGACATTGTTGATCATGGTCGTCACTGCTTCGTATGTTGCGATTTTGTCCTTTAGTTCTTGCGCTTCTTTTGCCTTATCTTCTTTCTGGTGTATTTCTTCCATTGTATCTTTCAATTTTAACCTGAAGTTGTAAATATCACGTTTTATTACCTCGTTTTCCGAGAACGTCTTCTGGTATGCTTCGTTTACGGCATTAAAATCTTCTTGATTATAATCTTTGGCGATTTCTTGCAGTTCTTTTAACTTTGTATTATACATCTTGAGACGTGCCTCGTTTTCTTGTAATGCACCAATTCTCACCTTTTCGGCTTGAATAGTTGCTTTTAATTTTATTTGTTCAGAAGAAAGCGGTTTATATTTTGATATTTGAGATTCGAGACTATTCAACTTTAACCGCATTGCGTCAAAATCGGGCATATCCATTCTTAACATCGCCAGATCGCCCTCTGTTTTTAATAAAGCCTCTTCGTTGTGTTTCAGTAAACTTTTCATTTCACCGAGACTTCTGCATTGTTCTTTGGCTTGTTTTGCATACTTCAATTTTTCCTTAATGACATTTAACCGAGCGTGCAACTTTTCGGAATCTTCTCGCAACCCAGATAATATGTCGATAACGGTGTTTTTTATATTCTGATTGCAAGCGTTATGTAATATTGGGCATTGACCCTTTTCGGCGTCTTCTTTATACTTTTCAAGTTCTTCAATCTTAGAATCAACCGAAGAAACGTCCGAATTTATCACGTTAAGGCTTTCCTGAAGATCGTCATATTTACCTGCGGCTTCCACAAATTGCGCCATGTCGTCAATGCGTTTTTGGATATTTTCACCGTATATCTCATTTTCCTTTATTGACGTTTCGAGGTTTTTAATATCGTTCTTGATATGCGTTTCTCTTTGAAGTTCAAATTTTACCTCTTGCGCTTCGTCTTCCAGTCTTTTGCACAATATAAGGTCCTTTTCGACAACTTGCAGGCGTTCTTTTGCTTCTTGCGTATCTGCGAGCGCCTCATTCAACTTGTCAATTTCACCTTTTGCGTAATCGATATTATTTTTTATTTGAGGTATCTGGATGTGGGCTTTTTGCTTTTCGTCCATTGTCTTCTTTTCTATCGTGATAGTTCGCAACTTTATGGTAATTTCATCCAGTCCTGCATCGGCTTTTTTAATGTCTTCCTGAATGACGACCGCACGTTCCTTTAATGCGTCGATGCCCTCTGCTTGCGTCCCTATTCGTTCGTATTTCATCTTTAAGGATGTCGTTGCCTCATTCGATAGAGTTGCGACGGGTAAAAGACGCTTGAACAAATCAGAATAAGCGTCAATGTTCAATATCGTATCAAAGATTTTCTTGCGACCAGAAGGCGGTAAAAGGAAATGTGATGTGTGCATACCTTGTGGAACGCATATCACATTTTGGCATAACGTCGTTAAATCTATTGCGTTATCTATCTTTAAGACATTATGCACCCATTCGGTGACGGCTTCTTTTCCGTCTGCGATTGTTTTACCGTATTTTGTTATGACTAAATATTCCGAGTTGCTACCAAAAGTCCTGATCAGGTCGTATGTTTCTTTTCCAATTTCGACCGTCAAGACGACCTTTCCTTTTTTCTCACCGTTCGATATGAATTCTGACGGCTTGTAATCAAGCGATTGGAACAGAAGCGCATTGATGCATTCCAGAATTGTCGATTTACCAGACCCATTTTGCCCGATGATTGCATTAACGCCCGGCAAAAAGTCAATTTCGGTATCCTTATGCGTCTTGATATTCTTGATAGATAGATGTTTAATCAACATCGTCAACACCTGCCAGTTTTTGGAACCTTTTCAACGTTGTGCCCGAATCTTCTGTTGGTGAATTTTTCAGGTCGATTATGAGTTGGGTTAAATCGTTCGAATTCGACAAAGACGTTATCACCGCTTTCTCAATTTCGTCGGTAGAACCGTGCAACGTTTCCGCCATTTTCATTGGTCGATAAGTCTTATCTTGAATTCTTAGAATCTTCGAAAAGTGTTCCAGTTCTTTGCGTATTGCGTTAATGTCAGGCTTTTCCAGTGATTCGCCTACCAAAGTGAACTCAACGATAGGCTCCGATAGGTTTTGCAAGCGTTTAACTATCGAATGATAATCTATCTTGTTAATATCGCTTTCAATCCTTATCATTGGTCGCTTTTTGGTTACTATGTGCTTGGCGTTCACGTTTTCATTGGTGATCACCACGTCGTAAAAGCCGCCTTCAAATTCTGATTCACCGATTGACGTATGTTCTGAAGAACCTGGATTAAATATGAAGTTGTCGATTTCATACGGTTTATGGATATGTCCCATTGCGATATAATCAAAGTAAGCTTTGAAGCGCAATAAATCGGATGCATCAATGTTACCAGAATTTGGGATTTGACCCATAACACCTGCATGAATCATCAATACGGCAGGTCGGGCAATTTGTTCTGGGAAACGTTCGATCTGGTCTTTCTTGTAATCGATGAACGCATCCAGTTCCTGTTTTGTGGATGCGCCTGCGTATTTCATTCCCCAAACGCATAATCTTCCCGTCGGTGATGTTAAGTCAAGAAATGTAGGACCGTCCTCTTTTCCGAAAAGCGCAATAAGCCCTTTGACTTGCAAGTATTGAAGCCACGACATTTTACCAATGATATGTTGGCTATCGTGGTTGCCTTCGATTGCAAGAAACATTATTCCTTGGTTGTGTGCTTCGTTCAATATCTTTTCGGTGATAGATAACGTCTCTGGTGAAATATCACGGCTATGGAAAATATCGCCCGCAATCAAGATAAACTTTATAGAATTTGCGACGGCGTAATCCAATATACCTACAAATGCATCATAAGAATCCTTTTCTCGGATGTCTTCGTTGTATTGCTTAAATCCAAGGTGCAAGTCGGCGCAATGTATGAAGCGGAACTCATTTTTGGGTTTGTTCGCTTTCGGCAAGTAGATTCACCACCCTATAAACGTTCCCACCGTTCTTTCCATTTTTCTTTTTTACCACGATGCACGTCTCACCGAAGTTGATGTTTAACATGTGTGCTTTCACAAAATGAGACGCCTCGCCCGATGTCATATGCAAAGATACTTTTAGATCGTTGGTCGTTTGCGACAACCAATGCCCATCGGTCGGATTGTTCACTGGGTCCTTATCACGTTGACCCGTTTTTATTTCTTGATAAAAGACCTTCATCAAAAGTATTTTATTTTTTACCACATTTTTTCTCATATGGCATCCCATCCATGCAAGAATTACAGACGTTCAATTCACCAAGCCCATAAATCCCATCTATATGCAACCCGATACCAGACTCTGGCACCATATTGTTGCATTCATCACAAAACTTTTTTTGTGTCTTTTGTGCCTTTCGCATTAAAACGCCTCGTATTCTAAATGGGCGAACCGTCATATAAACTTTGTTATAATTTCAGGTAATTTTTTTAATTTCTTCCAACAGTCCGCACATGCGCAGTTTTGTGGCGATTCGTTCAGAGGAAAAGCGGCGTTGTGCTTCTTGGATTTCCACAAATTTAACATACATATTGATCTTGACGTGGATTTTGGCGCCTTTGATATGTAGGACTTTTGTGCAAATGTACCTTATTTGGGCACTATTGAAGCCTTCAGATTTCAGAAATAAAACCAATCTTGTCAATGGGGTCATTTTTTGTTTGATTGCTTCTCGTTTTCTTACCATAAATCATCACCGAACGAGTTGTTTCCGACAACTACGGCTTTCTCGATTTCGGGTTTTCTTTCTTCTTTTGCAACGAACTTCTTTTTTGGTTTTTCGTCTTCGTCTTCTTTCTTTGTCGCTTCTTTTTTCTTGAACTTCTTAAAAGCAACGTAATACGGTGATTTTAACTTTTCAATGTTACCCCTTAATGTCATTGCATAAGATTCCACCACATCTTGAAGGTTTGGATATTCACGTCCCATGGTGATCATCTTGTCAAGTTTATGGATTGGAACACCGTTTGATATTGCCCATTTCTTGACGACCTCGGGAGATAAATCGAAAGCGCAAGATTCACCAGAAAAAAGCCTTCTGATTTGTTCATACTCGGAATAATCGACATCATGCGGTATAATTCGCTTCGTCGAACCTGTCAAGGCACATGATTGCAATGTCAAGATTGCCGACCTTACAGATATGCAACGTTCGGCTATCGTTGATATTGCCCTATTGTCCATATCAAGATGTTCTTTCCGTGCTATTTCCGTTAGTCTTCGAATGACATAATCAGTTGGTGGATATCTTATCTCCAAAGATATACATTTCTTTGATAAGTCATACGGTACGACATCGATATTATTGCAAGTCATAAATATAGGACACATGCTATTATCCACAAGCGTTCCAAGTGTTTCCCAAGCGTTGATGCCGTCCACTTCATCAAGCAACATAACAGTCATTTTGTCGTCAAAGGCGTTTAATCCTGTCTTATGGTATAACTTCTTGATGTCTGTCGCATTGCGGTCATCCGAGGCATTGACTTCAATGATATTTAGGTTGTATGTCGATTCAAGCGCATAAACTATGGACGTTTTACCATTTCCAGGTTCACCGAATAAAATAATTGCTTTCTTTGGCGGGACGTCACCTATCCACAAATCGAGAAAGTTCGATATGATCTGGATATCTGATTTCATCCCGATGTATTCTTTCGGTGTCCTTGGTTGGTGTTTTAACGCCCAATCCATCAATATCATCCCGTGAACGTTGCGCCAATGGAGGTCACGATGAACTTGGATATTTTCTTTGTCTTCTTGTCGAATTCATCGGCGTATCCAGCAGGTGCAAAGTTGACCTTTATAGTCTTGTTAAACCAGCCTTCATCGACGCGGATATCAGCCATTATTTTCCCGTCGATGACTTCAATCCTGTCCACAATTCCTACTGCGTTGTCGTCATTGAATGCTGGCGTAACTCTTGCATTTTTCAAAAGTTCTATCTTCGTATAAGGACTTATGACCTCACCAAAAAACGAAGGCTTGCCAACCTCGCCCACACATACCCGCATTAGTTTGCCGAATTTTCCCATTGTATCACCAAAGTTCTTCGTCATCGATATTTCCTTTTTCTATTCCTTCGACAAGATTTTCCCATGTTGCGTTCTTGTCTATTGCTAACAAGATTGTCTCAATTGACTTTTTAACTTTTCTTAACACCTCTTCATAATCAAGTTTAATGCCAAATTTTATTGGGTCATCACCATATTCCAAGGCTACTTGTTTATTTTTTGGCAAAGGATGACCCACTATTGCAGTAGCTGGGAAAAATATTGCAACTTCGTCCATACGGAATTCTTTATTGAATATGGTGTTTGAATGCGTCATTGAATCCCAATATAATGTTTCCGTATGCGTCTTCCGAGGTTCACCACATTCTATGGTATATTTTCCCGCTAAAATATCCGCTTCGTATGTTCGCATTAATTCGGTGATCTTGGTCTTGATTTCTTCCACAGGAATATCAGCCATGACAATATCAAAGAACTTTCTCATAAATTCTTGGATGATGAATGCAGTACCGCGCTTGACAAGGCGGACGCCTTTGTAGTGGATTTGGTCGTTGAAATCTTTGAAGACATAATTTTTATTTGCACCCCATTGGAAATATTTTTTGTATGTTGCGTCCAATTTTATCATGAAATAATGCTTATCTACATTTAGGGTTTTTTTGGCGAATTCGTCAAACGATTTATTAAGTTCTTTGCAATAGCAATCACCCATTTTAGTCAAGAACGTTTCCATTTCTCGACCTTTCAAGTCAGGAAGTTTACCAACTATTTTACATTTGCATGAATCGGTGTCTTGTCCGATGACAATGAGGCGTAAGAATTCTTCTGGGGTATTAAATGGTGCTTCATCTATCGGAACTTTTTGTTCTTCACCATGTTTCCAAAGTTCGTTTGTTCGCATGTTATAACTGTGAGATTCTATAAATTCTTTATTCCAACTTTCGTGATAACGACCACATTCCGTTATATCGCTTGCCATTCCACCGTGTGCAAGTCTGAATGGTCGTTTTCTTCCTTCACGACCTGTTCCATAAAGACCAGTTGATGACAATGTGCCCGATTTTGGGACGTATTTTAACTGGTCAAGAATTTCAAGGCGATCTTCCAGTTCTTCGATTTCCTTTTTGTTCTTTTCAGGTTCTTTATGTAGTTCTTTGAGTTGCGCCTTCGCCTCTTTTATTAATTTTTTATATTCGTTAATCTTGTTAATCATTTCTTTGAGAATTTCTGGTATTATCCCTTTGACATCAAGAAGATAGGAACGACCTGACGGAAATTTGGCAACTCTTAGTCCTTCGTTTTCTACCTGCATTAGTTCGGCGTCGTTTCGTATAAGCGTTTTATGATCGATGTTGCCCGTAAGGACTACCGCATTATATTCGCCACTATTATCAAGCTCGACCATATTTTCAAACATTCCACATGCGGCGTTTTCAGTTACAAATCCCCCAGCTTCCATTCCTGCATCTCGGATAATTGTGTCAATAGATGGTAAAATTTCCTTGTTCTTCAATCGATGCATTACTATGGCTTCCCATTGAAGCATCGGCATATTCCAACTTTCAAGATTGCATCCCATATAATCGCAAACCTCTTTATGGATTTCCAGAAGTTCGCCACATTTCTTCATAACACGGTCGGGCAAAATGCAATCCCACATATTGTATGCCATTAAAAATTCTGGATTCTTCTCATAAAGTTCATCGATGCCTGCCCGCTGGAATTTACCATATCCGAGTTCTTCTTGCCCCATCCATTCAAGCGCAGTTCTCCCAGACGCTTTTGCCGAACCTACGAACTTTTCATAAAATCTTTCCAAATCACCGATGGTAATAGGTTTAAAGATGTGTCTTGGATAATATTGCCGATTGCCTTTGTTCTTATGATTCCACAAATTGATGTTACCATTCATTAATTTTACCCGTTCAATGATGTATGAGTGGTCATAATCGCCATATTCTGCAATTGTAGTTATTGATAACGTTTCAAAGATTGATTTGAACCAGTTGAGTAATTCCCGTTCGTTATCTTCCCGATCACCCTTATAAAATTCGAAAATGTTTATCCTACAATTCGATTCAAGCGGTGGAACCACATCTTCGTCATGCTTAACGGCTTCGTTGACAAGTTCTTTATCCTTGAGCAATTTTTCCACGATTGCTTTATCCACCTTCTTCGTGATGCCCGACCATATTTCGCCCGTTTCAACTGACCGTAATGTCAAGCAACGTATTTCGGCACTTGGGTTCCGAGGTGCGGCAAATCCTTTAGTATCGCTTGTTTCGATGTCAAGGATATAATCGTTCGTTTGTATCTTCTTTTCGGGATTATCGACGGGGACAACTTCGCCAATGCTAAGGGAATACTTTCGATAAGGGATGGATATGTATGTCTTGATGCCATAAAAGTATCTAACGGCTTCGTGGAAATAAACGTCGGCTTGATAGTGATTTTTGAAGTATGAACGCAATGGTTGAAAGATTAAACCATAAGGATATTTTACGTATATGCACCACAATTCCTTATTGTCGATGAATGATCTTCCTTCTTTCTTGACTTTGACAATATATTTTTTAATTTCTTCGTCGATTTCTATTTCCTCTGGGTCTTCGTCTACCCAAAAACGAGGAATGCATCCTTTGACATGCAATTCCACCCTTTTGCGTTCTTCATTTACGCCCCAGATAATCGTGATTAGTTCATCACGAAAAGCAGTTTTATCCGTTTGATGTGGGTAATAATCTATCTTTGTTACCCGTATCAATTCACGGCGCAAATTTCCAGTTTTTGGCATTTTGTCACCTAAAATAGTTCGTCGTCGTCGAACGTTTGAGACTGGAATTTCTTTTCATCGATTGGTGGAATATCTTTAATGTCGTTGTGTTCTTCGTCGCAAAATCTTGGCGCAATGAAGATATTGGTTTCTATATTTTCATCCCTATATTTTATACTCATAGGGGCACATTTTTCGGCTTCGTCCGAACCACTTTTGAATTCGAGTTGTATTATATCACCTGGAAGATTTTTGATTAATGGCACCAACAAATTATTTCCGTATAATGATCTGGATTCTCCGGCACATTTCATCGACCTAAACGACCCTTTTGGTATGTATATTTCTTCCGATTTTTCTTCGTCTTTGGAATAAATTCTTAACCCGTTCCTGTTCATCGTTATGTGGATATAATTACCAATAGGCTTCAAAGAACTTAATAATTTTCTATCGATTGAGACCATATTATCGAATTCGAAATTTTTTGGTGTCTTGCGTTCGTCGGTGATTAATTCGCATTTTATGGTTTTGTTATCGATGAGTAATTTTTTATCTTTTAGTTCGATGACAATATCACCCTTAACTTTTAGGCAATCGTTTGCGTCGGCGATCTTAAACTTGGTGCAAAAATTATCCGACATTAAAACCTTCATCGACGACATTATCATGGCGCAATGACCAGAATCCTGCTCTTGGATAAAAATCTTGTCGTCTTGGAAATAAAGCGCAATGTCGTATATCAACGGAAATTGGTTGATAAATTTTTTCAATAGTTGAACGTCGACCACGGCTTTCATTTTAATCCCCTCAACCACATTTTTAAGGCATATAAGTCATCGTCCACGATAGAACAATCCCGCAAACATTCGGCAATAGAACCGAATAATTTGCGCTTGACAGGGATTGGTATTTTTTCGTCGTTGTTGACACTATCAAAGATATTAATCAAGATTTGAGTGGCGGAATAACCTCTTTCATAGTATAGCCTATTGATGTGGTTTTCTATTATCTTAAAGTTCTTGTCGTATGTTGCATCATTCGCCGCATTCGATACAATCGCAAGTTCCAATATCTTGGTATTGAATGCTTCGAGTATCGACGTGGTCGCCCGTTCGATTTCTTCTTTTGTCACCTTACCAGAAAGCGCCGCCTTGAATAGGATATTTTGCGCCTTTCTTGCGTCACCGCTTGACGAATTCGCAAGAAGTTCCAAAGCGTCGTCTTCAATCTTGATACTTTCTTTTTTGATTATCGGGTTCAAGATTTCCTTTATTGCATCTGGACGTAAACTCCCGAAATGGCAACAAACGCATCTGCTTTTAAGAGCGTCTATGACTTTGTGCCCGTAATTGCAGGATAAGATGAACCTTGTATTTGTGGCATTGACCTCCATAATACGACGCAGAATAGCCTGTGATTTTGGGGGAAGATAATCGATTTCATCGAAGAATATAGTATTAAATGGTATGTCGTAAATCTTTCCGTCTTTTGTTTTGTATTCACCTAAAACCTGTTTTTGCGCCAAATCGATGACTTCTGTCCTTATTTGTTCGATTCTGGTTTCCGATGCATTGAATTCTTTGAAGTTCATATCCCAAGATTTACCAAATAAGTCTTTTAAGAAAGCGATTGCAACGGTGGTTTTACCAGTTCCTGGTTTGCCTTCAAAATACAAATGCGGACAGTCGCCATCGTCTATATGATCGTGGACTTTTTTCACGATGGCTTTTAATTTCATAATTTCGTATTCTTGCCCTTTGATGTCGTCGAGAGAATTCACCCGATATTTCTCATTGAAGTTCATTAGTTCACCAACTTGTATATTTCTTGGGCGGTCTTTTCGCCGATACCTTTGACCTCGAGTAATTGTTCTGGGGTTGCATTGCAAACCCCTTTAATTGAACCGAACTTTTCAAGCAATCTTTCCGCCAATTTGTCCGAGACTCCTGGAAATTTTATTATGTTCTTTTCTTTTATACTTATAGCATTATTAATACGTTTTGCGCGGTTGACATTTTTATAATATGCATCGAAGAGATACTCAACCAAATCCATATAATCGCGGTAGTCATCGACGAATATCGGAGGATATCCCATCAATGCTAATTCACCGACATACGATATTAACAAGTTGCGTGGTAATGGTTTATGTCTTGATTCCATATCTCGCTTTATTTGTTGCCAAGATTTTGTGCAAATGAGATAAGACGCCTTGACGTTCGGGTTTTTTCTCATTGCATTTAGTTGCTCATAAATGTGCTTGTCGTGGAACAAAGACGGGATAAAATCGTTGTCTTTTCTTTCTATGTTGATTGTTTGGGTATCGTATCGTTCACTCTGGTAATCACCTTCGCCCAATTTCAACTGAACGACCTCAAACCCGAATTCCTTGGATAAATCTATCATTTCGTCCAGTTCGCGGTGATCTATGCAAGGCTTTCTTTTGACGTATTCATATCCTACTTTTTTGAGGAAAAGGTCTTGCACATCGTTTATGGTAAATGTATCGCCTTTCAATTCAAAAGTTGGTTGCTTTTCTGCGATACTTTGCCGAGCGATTGCTATCCAGTCGGCGATATTGCCGTATTCTAATTTCATTTGTATAATCTTTGGCGAACTAACGAAGGTACTGAATTTCATATTTATTATCCCCACCATTGTCCTCGTTCTTTGCCACTTTGTGATGAATGAACCCGAGAATAAATCCGAGTTCGAATTCAGTAAATCCCTTTTCTTTCAACCACTCGGTTAAATCACCAAAATTATCAATCTGGTCCACAGTGATCTTCTTGAGGCATTCCTCAAAAGTTATGGGCATTATTTCGTCGAATGAAAACTGGTCAACCGTTCGCATAACGCCTATGAATTCGTCCACATTTTTTGTTTTCATTTCGTCGCCAACCTTTTATGTTCGTGACCTTTCCACGCTGAATGGAAACGGTCGCATTTTTCGGCTATGCAAAAGCCATTCCGTATAATTGTATTGCAGGAGGGTTCATACTTATAATCATTATTAAAGATATTGTCGAACTGTACCCGTCTTTCGTCTTCGTTGTGCAAGTCAACATACCCGAAATGTTTTCCGATATTGACGTAATGACGTTCTGCATCCTCACGGGTTTTACCAAGTCTTTTCATCCACACGGCGAAGGCGAAGCGCATATCATGATCAGGATTAATCGTCCGCAAGTTGTTGGCTATGCAAGGCTTCATTTTGTCGAGCATACATAATAGTAATTGCGTTTCGTCGTCTTGAATTTGACCAACGTCTTTCCTATTCGTCGGTGCGAATTCTATTTCCTGCTCAACCTGCTCGAAGTCAACATTAAGATAATCGACAAGTTGGGTTAACGTCATCATTTTTCCTTGGACTTCTGGTATGATAACTTCTGGATTGTATGCGTAATCGGTTATTTCCTTTATTTGCCATTTCAAGGATTGTTCCATTGTCAACGGATAACAATGACGCCCACTCAAATAGTTTTCACGATTGCAATGTGGTGAGTAAGGCATACGACATAATCTTTTTGGGTCTTTCATAACCTTTTTGTCCATCGTCGTCATCTTAAACTTTTTTTCAAAGAACAAATGCACACCATAGATTAATAACTTCAATGATTTACCAGAATCTTGGGAGGCGATATACTTGTATGTTTGTGGTTTCAAGATGATATAATTGGCGAATCCTTTGGACCCAGAATAATTGTTGATGAATGGTATATTTTCATTGATAAGGAAGTTGGTCATATTTCTGCAATCACGCAAGGCATTTTCCGGTTTTGTCGATTCGTCAAAATCTGAAAAAATGTTGTTCATCGAAATAGAAATGGGTTTTACCTTGTTGTTACTCATTGCTAATTTCGGATAACTTTGTGTCGATGTAAAACAGGTATTTTCACCTCTGGTGAAATCGAAAAATTTCCAGAAATCCTTAAATTCACCAATGAACCTTTGGACTGGAAAACCCACAGTTCGGGGATACATGTCGAAGTTGTACCGTTGTAATATCTTCCTGTAAATATCCCTTTCAACGTTTACCACCATCTAAATCATCTCATCGAATGTCCCGATCTGGCTATGGTTTGATATTGCAATCTTTGTGGCGCATACGACACCGTAATATTTTCCATTTATCAATTGTGGATTTTTCAAGCGTCGTCCACACCGTGTGCAATAGTGATCTATGATTTCTTCGGTCAAAATAATTCACCTTCGTCAAGTGTATCATTTTGCAAATAGACTTCTGCAGATTCGTGTGTATCTTGTATGCGCTTTTCAACTGGGTACTTCCAGTCTTCGTCGATTTCGAAGCCGATGGCATTTCGTCTTAAACGTTTCGCCATTGCTAACGTTGTTCCTGTCCCACAGAATGGGTCAAGTATTAAATCACCTTCGTTCGACCAATATTTAATGAACAATTCGATTATCGATTCTGGCTTTTGCGTGGGATGTGTCTTCCCTTTCGCGGAAACAATTCTTTCGCCTTGACTTGTGATAGATACTATGGCATAATTCTTTTGTTGTCCCAATTTGTAATTATACGTTAATTTACCTTCTGGTTTTTGCAACATACAAACCATTTCCCAAGCAGACATCCATTTTACCATCCTTGCCTGCGGTACTGGATTATTTTTAAGATGTGCAAAGTAATCCTTAAATTTATATTTGTATTTCTTTTTTAAATAATTCGACAAAGAATTTATCCTTTCTCGGTCAAAGTATGATATGAACATTCCACCAGGTCTTAATTTTTTATGACATAGATCGAGCCATGCTTCAGTGAATTCGATATATTTTTCCTCCGATTCAAAATGGTCCCATTCACCAAAATCACCTTTAATATCCGTTCCTTTGAACTTCATTGGGTTGCTTCCACGAAATATGGTAATTTCTGTGGATATATTATACGGTGGGTCAGTTAAAATTAGATCGACACTATTATCCTTAATAATGCCCCCCCCGTCCAGGAAATCACCAATAATTATTTTTTGTTCTATCATATGACGAACTCCATCTCAAAAGTAATTCCTTTCTTGCATTTTTGTGCCGTTGCACCACATTCTGCGCATTGAACTTCGGTAACATGAGGCTTCAAATTCATATCGGTATCATTTCCATACCATATGATTTTGCCTGTCTTATCATCTTGCATTAAATCCTTGACGCAATTAATATATTGCTGGAACTTTTCGACGTTGCCACATTCCGGGCAAATGTAGCCATATCTTTCGTTCTTTATCTTCTTATAGACTTCTGGATTTTGTTGTGCAAATGGCATAAAATCACCATAAATTATTGTCGTCAAGATCGTCGGTCTTTTCCTCTTTTGTTTCTTCGGTAATATTAAGTTCGTCACCGATTTCAGGCGAGAACATCACGATATATTTTTTATCCTTTGCAAGCGCATAACCCACGATACAAACAGTGGGTAAAAATATTTCGCAATCGTCGCCCAAAATCTTCTTTGCGTTGTTGATGTATCTACCAGAAAATGAGAAATATTTCTTTTCAGGAACAACGGTATAAAATTTCTTGTCGGTGATCACCGTTTTGTTTAGTCTTGCATACGGGAAAGTTCCTGATTTTAGAACTTCGTCGATACTATTAACGATGTCCTTGGTCATATCATTTCCAGGTGGACATATCCGTTCCATATAATCTTGCATTGTCTTAGTTATGTATTCGTCAAAGTTGAAATTGAACGGGCGGATAATTATGGTGTATTCTTTGGCGCATGTCATTTCGCCGATGTCTTCGCAGAGGCAATCTTGATATATATCCTTGAAAACGGCGACTGGGTTCAAAACAATTCCTCCCAATCTTCCGACGCTTCCTTGAAGCCTTCTGTCGGCATCGTTGATGTGTATTCAACCTCCGCTTTCGTGTAATCGTCGTATATCCCATGCGTCAGGAGGTATTTCCTGTATCTTGTATAAGAAATAGCGCCCCCGAATTGATTTAATATATCACGCTTCGAAGCGGAGCCTTTCTTCTTGACGTATTCAAGCAACTTCAATTTACCTTCCGAGTCGTCGTTCGATAAATCAAAATCGCAATGCTTCAATATAAGATCATCCCACTCAAAGATGGTCTTTTCCCAATCGAACATCGATTTTACTCTTTCGCGGTTTTTCTCACCAACTTTCTTGCACATTTCTTTATCAGTTATCATCGATAAAAGTTTTCTTCGGAAGCCTTTGTATGCGTCTTTGTCTTCAGTCGCCTTGGCGAAAAATAATGGGTAATCTTTTCCCAAAAGTTCGGGCGCAGAACGTCCATCGATTGCAAGAATTGGTTTTCCGCAGGTCATTAGTTCAAGCGTTGCAAGTGACCACGCCCCCCACC